AAAGAATTAGAGTCTGATTTAAAGAATTTATATAATTTAAAGACAGAGATTCAAGATTTTCTAAAAGACATGGAAGAATTAAATAAAACTTCTAAAAAAGAGAACATCTCAGAAGTTGATAAAGTTTTAATCAAAAAAATCATTGAAGATACTTTTAAAAATTCTAGAATTGGGTTTAACTTCAATAACTTTGATCCTGAAACTGATAACTTTCCTGAAATAGAAAATATAGATGAATTGGAAAAGGCTATCTATGAAAATTTAAAAGATGCTGATATAGAAACTCAGGATAAAGAAGTAATAAAAATGATTAATGAAGTTTTCTTTGATACCTGCTGTAAATATGGAGAAAAAGCAGTTCAAAAAAGTAATCATGAATATCGTCTAAATCAAAGTGAAAAAACTCCTACTTTTACTAAACATGAAAATCAAGATGAAGAGTATCATGAGGATAGACTCAAAGGACTATACAGGGATGCAAAAAGATTTTTTACTAAAAACCCAGAAAGTACAGAAGAAGATTTCTTTTATTGGATAGAACAGAATTACAACACATTACCAGTAAGCTATGATGAATATGAAAATATTTTAGAAAAAGTAGCAAAAGAATGTAATATTAAGAATATTTTTGAATCCGAAGAAATTCTAAAATGGAAAAAACATAAAAGTACATTAGGGGAATATTATTCTGCGGACACAGGGGATTATAGTTACATTATTTATGAAGATTCTACTTATTTAGGTAAAAGAGAGTTTCATTGGTTTTCTGAAGAAAGTTCAAATAGAGGAATAACTGAAACTCTAGAAGATGCTAAGGAAGAGTGTCAAAATGATTATGAATCTTCAAATCAGGAAAATATTTTAGAAGAGAGCAATTCTCAAGAAATAAAAAATCAAATTAAAAAATTAGAAAAGGAATATAATTTAATACCAACTCCTAAATCTAAAGAAGAGTTAGATTCTAAAATTGATTTACATTTGAAACTTATAGCTTTGAAACAAAAACTTATAACTGCTGAGAAGCAAGAGAAAACTAAAATAGAAAATGAAAAAGTAATACTCTCTAATTTAAAAAATGTGGATTGGGAAGATCTTAATGATGAAGAACACGCAGAAAATTATGATTACATTATAGAGTATCCTTTTAGAAATTTAACTAAAGCTCAAAAAGATTTTGTTAAAGATTTTAAAATTAATTTTAATACTTCTGAAATATTAGGAACTAACAGAGATAACAAAAAAACTGTCTATGGTTTCAATATAACTTCAAAATCAGCTCCAATTAACAATAAATTCAAAAAGGAAGCTAAAGATGCACATTCTGATTTTATGAGATTTCAAAAATTATTATCTAATGCACTTATTAATGGAAAAATAACAAGAAAAGAATATACTAAACTTTCTAATTATGTAAATAAATTTTCATTAGAAGAATTAGATAAAGCTAAAGCTTCTTTTGAAGATTTAATTTCTAAGCAAAAAACTTTTGAAATAGAAGAAATGAAAGAAGACTCTGAAAATTCTGGAGATTATACTTTATTAACTATACAGTTGGAGTTTATTTCTTTAGAAGATTTTTTGCATGTTCAAAATATATCTAGATCTTGTGGTATATCAAAACCAGAACAATGGAAGGAATTATGCTATACTTCAGCTATAGAGTCTACTAGAAGTATAACTTATCAAATTCAACTTAATAAAAAAGAGAATTTAGAAGTTCAAAAAGAACAAGTTTTAAAAGAACTAGAAAATACCATTTACACAAATTTAGGTATTGAGTTAAATAAAGAATACATAATTAAAAAAATTAACCTTGAAAATAAAGTAAAAGAGGCTAATACTCCTGTGAATCAGCAAATACCTTCTATTGATTATTATGCCTATAAAACAGATGTTATAGAGAATCTTGAAGAAGAAACTAATTTTTCTTGTACTCCTACGGAGTCTTTAAGTCAAGAAGACTTAGTAAACTTTGATGAATTTTGTTACTTTAGAGCTTGTGAAATTTACAAAGAATTAGAAGAAATTACTCCAGAAGAACTTTACATTGATTTTGAGAAACATTTCGGAGTTACTTATGTTGGAGTTATGTTAGAAGATAAAGTTTTAAAAATATTAAATTCTGCTTATCTTAATTATCTATTAGTTTAGAAGAAATTTGAGTTTAAAATATATAAAAATTTTAGTTTGTAGACTTATTAATAATAAAATAAAATTGAATGTAAAGGGTAGCAATGAACAATAGATCAATACTTAAAAAATTTGGAATTAAAGAAAATGAGAATCTTACTAGATCTCAAGGTCAATTTAAAATGAATCCTCACCCTTCAGAGCAAGATTTTGATATGACAAACTACAAATTAGTTCAAAAAAGAAAATTTAACATGAATAAAGATAATATGCTTACTGAAGAAAATGAAGAAATGTATCAAACAGATTTATTTTCTGGAGATGTTGAAGAAAAAACTGCAGAAGTTGCATTTTCTCTACATGTAGTGTACATAAGTGAAGATGGTGAAATATTAGATGATATGGATTCTGATAAAGCTCAAAATTTCACAATTACTTATACTACTAAGGAAGACTTAATTGAAAAATTAAAAAAAGAAGTTACGAAAAAGTACAATGTAAAACTTGAAGATTTAGAAGTTAGAGATGATAATTTGTTTGATTCTGAAGAAATTTCTTTTGAGTCTAGTTTTACTAGAAAAGATTACACTGAAATTTATATTTGGAATTTTCAACTATACAGAGATAATGATAAAGGTCTTTTTGAAACAGATATAAGTCCTGAAAAAAGAAGTTATGATGAATTGGATGCTAAAGAAAGACACACTTATAAAAACTCTAAAGCAAGAAAATCTTTAGATCAAGAATATGATCTTCTAGATAAAGCTTATGACAGTAAATATGAATCAATTTTAAGTAATTTTGGAATTAAAAAAGAAGAAAAATTAAATGTTGCTAAATTTTTACAATCTAATTCTGATTTAATTAATTATGAGTATTTAAAAGATATGTATGCAGAACCAGAGGGTGAATTTAAATCTTTTAATTCTGAAGATCTATTCACAGATGAGGCTTCTAAGTATTTATCAAAAGAACAAATGGAAGCTATATCTAATAAAATGACAATTGCTTTACATAGTTTACGTGAGGAATTAGAAAATTCAGGAGAAGATCAGCCTACTCTTATTAAGTGGTACAAGAATACTAATAATATTCTTAGAGAAATATCTAGATTACTTCAAAATGACTCAGAAGTAATTGAGTATAACTCAAGAGAAATTAGGAAAGAAGATGTTATGGTTCCTCGTAAAAAATATGCTAGGATAATGTATAATATAGACACTTATTCAAAAAATAATAAAGGAGAATACACTCATCTAGATAGTAGCGATCAGGAAACTAGTACAATAACTTATACAACGGAAAAAGACTTAATATCTCAGATAGAAGATAAAATACCTAAATATTACGGTTATAGCTCTGAAGAATTTATATTAAAAGACTTTTGGTTAAATGATTTTGAAAATGAAATGGAAGTAGTATTAACTAAAGAAGATACTAACGAAGAAGGCGAAGAGATACTTGAAAAATTAAATGTAACAGTCTATGATCCTGACGGAGAATCTATATTTGATGAATTACTTGATTATAACTCTGATGAATTTCCTGAAGAATACTACGATAATTTTGAAGAATCTAAAGAGCATCCTGGTTTTGAGAAAACTGCGGAACATATGGCACATCAGCAACACATACCTTATAAAAATGCTAGAGCTGAATTAGCTGCTGCTGCTCATAATGCATCTAATGCTGCTCGTAAACTTAACCCCAATATTAATAAAGTAAAAGGTGAAACAATGCTTAATAAACTAGAAAATAATACTAGAAATATGTATAAATCTGAATCTAAGAAAATTCAAAATAAAGAAAAATCTTTAACTAAAAAACAATGTATGTCAGAAAAATATGGGGATGATTGGAATGGTGAAGAATTTGTTCAGGAAAAACCAGTTAGAACTGCTGCAGGTGAAGTAGTTAAAAAAGAGCCCACAGAAAAAGTTAAAAAGCAGTGGGCTGAAAAACCTGTGGCTAAAATAAAAAATCCAGGTAAATCGGCTTCTCTGCCATTAAAAGTTATGTTACGTGGTGCTTTAGATGCTGATATTAAAGAAGATAAAAATGGAGACTTACTAATTAGCTCTATGGAATACTTTGAACCAGAATCTCTAGCTAGAGGTATAAAGTCTTTGATTGTTAAGTCAAAAGAACCTAGAATTAAAGAAGTTGCAGATAGTATAGAAGTTGAGGCAATCCCTATGCACGGATTATCTAGAGATGAATTAAGAAAGATGAATAGAGAAGGAAATAAAATGGAAAATGATAATAAACTTACAGAATCTTACATTAGAGAATGTATTGTTAGTGGTAAAATAGTTTCATTAAAAGCTTTAAACGGTCTTAAATCTTTGAAGAAAGAGGGATCTGATGGAGAAGAGACTACGGATAATACTGGTGGAAATATTCGTATAGTACCTGGTAATGCTTACATTGTTTTCGAAAAAGGTAGTTACAATAATGTTAGTAGACGTAAAGAAGTTACTAGAGGTATAGCTCTGAATGTTTTTGGAAAGAAATGTATAATTAACCACAAACCTTATAACATTCAAGATTATTACTTCCTTCCTCTTGACAGTAACTAAAATTTTATTACCTTACTTGATAAGAAATTTGACTTATCAAGTAAGGATTTTTATTTAATAAAGATTATACTCAATTGGAAATAAGAAATGCAAAGAAACAATGAACCAAGAAACTCTAGACCTGGGAATTACCTTAACCCTTATTTGGAGTATAATATTATTGCTCTCTCAGGTTTTTCTATAAAGCAATCTCTAGCAGATAGAGGTTCTTTTATCAAGCTTATACCTAAGCAATCAATGAATTTTGTTTTAGATGATATAGTAGTTTTCTCAGCTAAAAATAATGAGGAAATTAGAGATTTTGCTATGAAATATGCGGATATGCTTAATCTACCAGCTCAAGGATACTCAGAGCTTTTATCTTACATTGACTTTCTTTTAAGAAAATCGGAGTTTTAGTTTGATGGTTTATAAGATTGCATATTCTTTGAATAAGGATCAGGAAGGTTACTCTTTTTATTATTTTTTGGAAAAAATTTGTATAAAATTTACTTCTAAAGAAATAATAGAAAAAGGAGACTCTGTTGAAGTTGAATTCAAAGATAAAGAAATTATTTTAAAGAAATCAAACCAAGAAACTAAAAAGTATTTAACTTTAGTAAGTACAATATTTCCTCTAGATTCTTCAGAAGATTATACTTTTTATTCTAAAAATAAAGATGTGACTCTTCATGATATATATAAATCTGAAGATAAATATGGTAATGCTAAATACCTCATGCTTATAAGTGGAGAAGTCAACAAAGAAACTTCTTTTGACTTTATTTGTTCTACTTGCATTAATTCTTCAATGAAATTTTTTGTGAATGGTAGAGAAGAGAATCAAAATAGATATTAAACTCTATTGTTTCTTCTAAAAAGGAGTTTTGAGAGTTTTAAACATATTCTTATAATAGTTTATCAAAGTTCTTACTAAACCTCTCAAAACTCCTTTAATGTGGATTTGTTATGATAATTTTGAGAAATAACCTATTATTATAGATTTTGAAGATTAAGTGTGCTTTTAATAGTACAGAAATCACTATTAATATTTGTTGTTAATTTTTATTATGTTATTTAATTCAAAGTTATTATAACAACTCCTCATTAAAGTAGACTTATTAAGCAAGTAATTAAGATAGGTTGCTACTTGGTTAACTTCAGAAAACTTTTTTACAGAAAAGAATTTTGAAATTTCATAAAGAATTTTAATTTTAGTACTAAGTGAATTATTAAGGGTTCTATTAATCTATAAAAATTAAAAAATTTGAAAAAGTTTCAGAAAATTTTTATTATAGTAGAAAATTTAAATTTATTTTTGAAAAAGGAAAAATATGTCTGATTATACAAAAAAGCTCTATGAAATGGTGGAGGCTTATAATTCACCTCCTGTATTAGGAAGTAATGTTCCAAAAAGAAAAGGATTTCTAAGTTTATTTGAAAATGGAAGAAATTGGTTCGCTGGGGCATCACAATATTATTATCCCGATAGAGAGAAACCGAGGATTGCTGTTGGGGATATTGAAAAATATGCTCAGTATGTAGGGTTTGATATTGTCACGGACGTTGGCGGTAAAATTATACCTGTGCCTAAAAACATTTCTAATATTCAAGAGTTCTCTACTTTTACAGATTTGTGGCGTTCAATACAATATAGTGCTTCTCCTATTACAGAGAATAGAAACATAAGATTTAGATCTTATGATAGGATTAATTGCGTTAGTTCTATTTAAATTACATTAATTGCTGGAATACCCTTAGAGCTAATTAAACTACAAAGTAATCTGTAAAGATAAGCTTGAATGTTTGAAAATTAATTAGATTGGGCAATCAGCAGCGAAGCCTCCTAGAAATAGGTTGAACGTTCAACGACTATCCTGTAAAGGAGTACTTCTTAAGTAAGAAGGAAATGTGTAACTTTAACAATTAATAATTGTTAAATGAAGATATAGTCTGACCTTATAGGAAACTATAAGAAATTATTAAATTAATTATTAAGCTTAACGAACTTAATTTAACAAAAATTATTTTAAATTCTAGGAATTTATGAGATCTGGTTATCTTTACAAAACTACTAATATTCTAAATAATAAATGGTATTTAGGAAGTAGCAGAAAATTTAAAACTATGAAAGAAGCAAAATTAGATCCCTATTTAGGATCTGGTAAAATTTTTAAACAAGCTTTAAAGAAGTATGGTAAAGAAAATTTTAAAAAAGAAATTCTTTGCACAACTGAAGATGCTTATGAACTTGAAGAGTTAATATTAGAAGTATTGGATGCAGCTAATGATCCAATGAGCTATAATATTAAAAATAAAGGTATTGGTGCCACTTCAGAAAGTATATTAGGAAGTAATAATCCTTTATCTAAAGAAAACTCAAATTCTAAACTTATAAGGGAAAAATTTAGTAAAATTTTCTCTGGTGAAAATAATCCTTCTAAAAAATATAAGAAGGATCATGGTCATGGTTGGAATAAAGGTAAAGTTTCTGGTGAAAATAATCCAATGTATGGAACTATTTCACCTAATAAAGGAGTTATTCCTAGTGAGTATACAAGAAACTTACTTTCTAAAGGAAGCATTGATAGAATAGCAATAAATCATAAAAATTTTAGTAAATCTAAGAAAGTTAAATCTTTTGAATTACAAAAATTTTTAGATGAAGGTTGGGAATTAGGTGAAAAAACAATTCCTTGCCAAAATTGTGGAAGAAATCTTACAGGCGGTAATTATTCTAGACATTTGAAAAAATGTAAAAATTTAAAATAAGTGGGACGCAAGTGGCTCTGAAGTTTCTTTAACTTTAGATACTTATGCAGATGAAGCTTTAGGAGTATCTGCTACAGGTTCAGATTCTGTAAGATTTAATGTTAATGATGAAATATTACAAAAGAAAATAGCTAAAGTTTTAGCTACTAATGGTATTTTAAGAAATGCTCACGAAGATATAAGAACTTTAGCAAAGTATGGAGATTTAGCATATAGTATAGAAGTTCCTCCTCAAACAGAAATAAATTCTTATGGTATTTTATCTGGAGGAACTACAATATCTAAACCTTACAGACCTGAAGACTTAACCTTGAGATTTATACATCCTAGAAATTATGAGTTGAGAGGTTTTAATGGACAGCTATTCCAACTCGTAGGAAATCCTGGAGCTGTAAATGGTATAGAGAGAGATTATAATCCTTGGGAATTTGTTGTTTTTGCTTTAAGAAGTAGAGAAACTTTCCCTTATGGTATGCCTGTAATTGAAAAAATGCGTGTGAAGTATGAACAATTACTAGTTATGGAACAACTTTTAGCAATTTGTAGAGACTCCAAACGTCAAAAACTTGTAATCTCTGTAGACACAGGTAATAGTGATCCTGCTACTTCTACTCAAAAACTTTCCCAGATGAAATCCAATTGGAAAAATATCATGTTCGGGGGAGAGGGTGCTAGACAAACTAGAAATGCTGACCAATCAATGACAGAATACATCTGGACTACAGATAAATTTACTGTAAAAAACATAGAGAATAGTTTAGATGTCTCTTCTACTGAGGATGTAGAGTATTTTCGTGAACAAGTTATAACTTCCTCAAGGTTACCTAGAGGTTATTTTATTTCTGATAATGCAGATCATGTCTATGGTAGTGCTTTAAAGATGCAGGATGCAAAATTTGGTAAAAGTTTACTTCCAGTTATAAAAGATTATGAGAATTGCTTAGTTAATCTCATAAAATTAATTGCCTTTTATTTAGGTGCTGATTTAGATAAACTTAGAGTAAAAGTGTATTTAAGTTCTCCTGGTTCTGTAAATGAGACTTCTCATGAAGACATGGAACGTGCTATTAAGATTATGACTGATTATGTGAACTTGAGAAAACTGGCAAATCCTAATGCAGAAATATCTGATAAACAACTTTATCACATGTGTGCTGAATTAAATTTACCACCTGAAATTTTTGGTTTAAAAAATGAAATTAAAGCTAAAGATGAAATTAAAACTACTGGGGAAGATAAAAAGTATCTTTCTGGAAAACCTGCTCTAAATAATCCAGATGAAGAGAATTTTGAAGAAGATAATTTCGAAGAAATTCCTGTAGGGGAATCTATTAAAAAGTTCATTTCACCTTTAGTCCAATTTTCAGACGGAAGTAAAATGCAAGAAAGTTTATACAATGCTTTAAGATTATCTAGAGAGGTTATCCAATGTTAAATATTTACTGTAAATCTCTTTTTGTGGAATCTTTTAGATTTCCAACAAAGGAAATGAGAGATCATCTAAGAAATAAGTTCTTAGAACTTTTATCTCAAGCTAAAGGTTATAAGCTACAAGATGAAGATTATAAGAATATTGCAGAATTAAGAACTAGGATAAAATTAGGTAAAGAGAATATTGATACTCTTCTTGCAAAGTCAGAAAATTTAAAACTGTTAGATAATTACATTTACTTAAAAAATATTTCGGTAGACTTATTATCTTATGTATATGTAATCTTATGTAAGAAGTAAAGTTTAAAATTATTTATATTTTATTTAACTAAATAATAAAATTTTAATTTAAGTAAAATTACACATTTAAAAATTTGTATTGGGAAATTTATGAATACTAGAAAACTACTAATAGAAACTATAGGTTTCTCGGTTCCTCCAGATAAAATTAAAAATATTACATATCTAGACAATAAGGAAAAAATAACAGAAGCTATTTCTAGAAATGAAAATGCTAGTAAATTTGGTTTACTTACAGTTAATTTACCTGTTACTTACTTAAACACCAGAAATGAAAATAATAGAACTTATTCCACCATGATTATGGAAAATGCTATTAGAAAAGCAAAACCTTGGTTCGAATCTAGATCATCTTTAAGTAGATCAAATGAGCACCCTGAGACAGAACATGTGACCCCTACGGATGCTTCTCATATTGTTACTGCTGCTTGGATAGAAGGTAATGAACTTTGGAATACTTGGGAAATACTGAATACTTATTACGGTCAACAACTTAAAGCTTTAATAGAAGCTGGGATATCAATACCTGTTAGTATCAGAGGAGTTGGTTCTGAAGATAGTATGGGAAATATTCAAGATGATTATGAGTACCTAGGTTGTGATTGTGTAGCAACTCCTTCGGCACGTATTAGAAGTCAACCAGAAATAGTTCAAAAATTAAATCAAAATAGCTCTCCTGATGTAAAATTTAACTCAGTTAGACAAGAGTCAAACTCAAAAATGGAAAACAACACTAATAATCAGACTTATTCTAATAAAGAAATAAGTGTAGGAAGGAATCAAATGAATTTTTCTAATTTAAAGGAATTTAAAGCTTTTGTTGAGGAGATTATGGATAATCTTCAAGAATCTACTAGCTTTGATAAATATAAGGCAGCTATACAAATAGAGAATGCATTAATGCAAAATTCATCTTTACCAAAAGATGAATTTGGTAAATGCTATAAACATTGGGAAGAAAAGAAACAAGAAATTTTCAAAGAAAACTCAGTAGATATTTCTAATGAGAAGAAAAACCCAAGAATGGTAGCTGATCTTATAGATAACAAATCTGATTTAGAAAAAAGTTTAGTTAAACCTTTAAATTTAGCTAAAAATCAGTTTGATGTGGCACAGCAAAATGTTTCTAAAAAAGAAGATACTGCGGAAGTTGTATCAGGTGATAATGGTGATGTTCAAAACTATGATAAACCCTCTGATGCAGTTTCTGCTTCCAAAGAAGGTGATACCGTAATAGCAAAAAAATCTAATGGAGAAGAAATTGTGATCAAAAAAGAAGAAAAAGTAGCACTTCCTGAGTCAGTAACTAAGTTGATGAATAATCTTTGGAGAGAAAATCAACTTATCAAAAAAGAAAATGCTGAATTAAAGAAACAAAATTGTAATGAAGAAGATACAGAAATGAATTCTGAAGTTATGGAAGAGAAAGATAAGAAGATTGCCAGACTTGAAAATATAGTTACTTTCTTGAAAAAAGAAGCTAATTCTTGGATTCTGCAACAAGAAAAACAACCTGAACAAAAGGAAATGACAAATAATGTCACAGATGGGTCAGAAAACTTTGAATACTCTGAAAAAGTTATGAACCATATGAAAGAAAGTAGAAAAAATTCTATTATAGAGAAGAAAAAACTATTGCATGCATTATCAGTTGCTATGAAAGAAGCAGCTATTTATCGTAAGATAGCGGTTAAATTAATGGAAAATGAAATTTCTAGAGAAGAGGAAGAAGAAGGTCAAGATTTAAATCTTGATATGGATCAAATGGATGACACTGTCGGATTTGTAGGTGAGGATTCAGTTGATTGTGCTCCAGAAAGAGCTGATTGGATGAAAACTGGTGCTATTAAGAAAGAAAACAAAAAATCTAAAACTTCTACTGAATCTTATCTACTTGAATCAGTTCATGCTTGGAGTTCTGAATCTATGGGAGAACAAAAAGAAAATAGTACCTCTGAAGAAGCTAGAAGTAGAAACATGACAGAAGCTAATATTTCTGGTGAAACTTCTATCCCTGGATTTTTCTAAAATGATTAATTTAAAAACTTTAATAACTCAGGATGTTTCTTTATTGGAAAAGTTTCAGTCTTTAGATAAGAAACTTTTTGAATCTGTTGAAGCAGCTAAAAATTATTTAAGTGAAAAGAACATAAAAAATATAACAGTAACAGAAACTAGTAATGGTTTAGCTGTTCGTAGACTCTTGTTAGGATAGAAGGAAAAATAAATGTCAAAAAATAAATTCTCCAAAGCTTTCAGTAAAAAATTTGAAGCAGAAAAAATAGAACCAATGGTAGAGCCTTTAAAATCTCCTTACACTTTTTACCCAAAAATTGGAGAAGTGAATGGTAATTTTACTGATGGTGGTTTTGAACAAGTTAAAAAACTCAAAGTAGGTGGAGTTGGTGATGATGTGAACCAACCAATTTCTAGTATTAATAAAATGAGACCTACTTCCATAAAAACATCTATGGAGCCAGGATGGTCAATCAAGCAAGAAGCTGCCAAACTTGTGGATAGAATAGCTAGATCTTACAGATCTGAAGGTGAAGTAGAAGTTTTAACCAACTTAGATAAAATTGGTGGAGTGGGTTCTGAAGTTAATCAGAAAATAGATGGTATTTCTAAGCCACATGATCAAAAAATCTCTAATAATGGTAAAAAAGCATCTATGGAGCCAAGTTTTAAAGGTGTTAATCCAGTTTACAACTATAAGGATGAAAAGTAAAATGAAATATTTAAACCCTAAACTTTATTTATTTCCACAACTTTACTCTCAAGTTTTAAATGCTAAACATGTATTTGAAAAAGATGTAAAAGTGATGTCTGAAAAGTTCATTGAAACTCTTAAAAAACCTGGTAAACACAAGAACACTCCTACTGTTGAAAATACTTCTGTTGTTGAACAAACTATCACTGCTCCCGAAGTTGTTACTGCACAAGCAACAGAAGTTGCAACAGTTGAAGATAATACAATAATTGCCACTGAAGAAGAGCAACAAAATACAAGTGGTAAAAAAGCCAATAAAAAAGCTTAAAAAAATAAATTTTATGAAATCTTCTCCATTGTGATTTTATAATATAGAGATCACCCGCAAGGGAAATTTAACATTTAAAGGAGATTGAATGTGAAATTAAACCAACAGAGTATTATAGAAAACCTAATATACTCACCATTAGGTGTTCCTACTTTACCTGTGGAATTAAAGTTAACTCTTAGTGACTTTCAAACGGGGTTATTGAAATATTGGACTTATGCACCAAAACACATAAGTAGAAATTATCAAATAACTACAGGTTCAAGAGAAATTGTTGTACCCATGGAATCTCTATATCCTACTGTTCCTGGATCGGTTAATCCTAATTCAGATGAATGGTTTTATGTAGGTGTATTTGGAATAGGAACTAGAAACCAACTAGGTCAAACAAGATTCGATGAATATTTGTTAGGGATGAATTATTCAACCCCAATATATGATCCGTTGCAAAGAGAGTTAGCTAATGATATCATAGATTTCAATGTCTATGTAAAACATTTTTAATTGCTGGAATACCCTTAGAGCTAATTAAACTACAAAGTAATCTGTAAAGATAAGCTTGAATGTTTGAAAATTAATTAGATTGGGCAATCAGCAGCGAAGCCTCCTAGAAATAGGTTGAACGTTCAACGACTAGTCGAAAGACGTAGACTTTAAGTGAAGTCGAAATGGAATGCCTCTTATTTACTACAATAAGAGTGAAGATATAGTCTCGCCTTATAGGAAACTATAAGAAGTTATTAAGTTAACTATTCTAACATAACGAATTAGAATGAAGAAAAATTATTTTGAAATTATTATGAATAAAATTTTTTTAAAAAATAAGTTTACAGAAGATTACTTTCTTTTAATAGAAAAAGCTAGAAGTAGAAATATTTTTTCTAAAGAAAAAGCTAAAGAAGTTTTGGGTTATTGTGAAAAACATCACATTATACCTGTTTCTTTAAAAGGTAAAAATACAAAAGATAATTTAGTATTTTTAACACCTAAAGAACACTTTATAGCTCATAGACTTTTAACTAAAATGTGTATTAGTAAAAAAGATGAGTATAAGATGTTATGTGCTTTTGATTGTTTGAGAAATTATAAATCTAAATTTACTTTGGAACGATATTGTCCTATAAATGAAGAAGAATACTCTGAATTAAAGATTCATTTATCTAGAGTAAGATCCGAGATCTATTCTGGAAAAAATAATCCTAATTTTGAGAATTACTGGGGTTTAGAGAAGAAAGAGAATTTTTCTAAAAGAAGACTAGGAAAAAATAATCCTTCTTTTGGCAGAAAAAGACCAGAACAATCTAAATTAATGATAGGAAATAAGATAGCTAAAACTCTGAATACTAAACATATTCATAATAAAGAAAAACTTTTACAAACTAGAATTAAACCAGAGGAAATACAGCAGTACTTAAGTGAAGGTTGGGAATTAGGAGAATTAAAATATCTTTGTGAATATTGTCAAAAAAGTTACACAAAAGGTAATTATTCCCGTTGGCATGAAAATAACTGTAGTTTGAATCCAAATAAGTCTATAAATAAAATAGAGTGTATTAACTGCTCTAAGCTGGTAGATGAAAGAGTTTTTAATTCTAAGCATGGAAAGAATTGTAAATTAAAATAATTAACGATGAACGTTGGAGATGTATATTATGAAGAAAATACAGATACTCAGACTGTTAACTTTGTAGTGGGTGGAGCCATGTGGCTTTCAGTATCTTTTGGTATAGGTTCTATGAATGTGCAAAATTTGCCTCCTAGACATTTACCTATAGCTTCTAAATGTATTGCCCAACCTTATTATGAGAAAATATTAGCCATAAGAGATTCTGGAACTTGGGACTCTTTAGATATGAAACCTAATCTAGATCAAATAAAATCTAGATTAGATAAAATAAATGAGACTCTGGAAGCAGATTTAGCTTTAATTGGTACAATACCTATGTTACACTCTTAAAAGGAATAAAGATGAATTATTATCAAGATTTTTCATCTTCTGTAGGTCAGGATGTATTTGAGGATACTGGAGGAAATGCAGGAGTTCAGAACGATTTAAAAGATTATTCTGAGGAGTTAGGCTCAACTATTAGTGAAGAAACTTCAAACCTAGTTTCTTACATAAATAATGGAGATTTTTATACAATAAGCATTTTAGGTCAACCTAAATTTACTTTGAGTTTAGAATCAATACAAAATAAACCAGAGTCACAATTGGCTTCTGAATTACGTTACAATATTACAAATTATATTACTGATTTTTCCTTGGAGGAAGCAATGGCACTAACAAATAGTATTAAAAACTCTTTTAAAAATTCAAAAATGGAAACTGAATCTAAAAGTTCTAAAAAACTTAAAAACTTAATGCAGTCTATGACAAAATCTCAAATTAAAGATTTAGAAGAATTTCATGATTCCCTTGGAAATAGTAAAGAAGATTTGAAATCTAAGAAAGAGATTCTTTCAAAGATTACTGAATTGAAAAATAAAATGAAGAAAGAATCAAGTATGATGCCTCGTGAACAAAATGTAGCCATGTCTTTAGATGATGAAGATGAAATTGTACACGATGAAGAAGAACTTATGAAAGATATGGGTAAAATGCCTACTTATATGAAATTTAAAAACTCTAAAACTTTTCAAGAAGATGAAGAAGATTCTGAAAATGAAGTGAATTTAGATGGGGATGATGAAGTTAATCGTTCTGAATACAGTTTTGAAAATCCAGAAATTAGTGAAACTGAAGTTTATGCTATAACAGATATGGATATTTTAGAAAAACTTAATTGTGAATTAGCTGATGAAACTAATACTTTTTTAGTTCAAAATCCAGGAATTTCTGAGAAATCTATCTATGTTACGCTTCCTGATGCAGAATCAACTGATGGTGTTGAAATCACAGTTATAAACGTAGTAGATTCTAAAGGTAATAAAGATACAGAAGCTGCAATTGATATTGCAGAGAAAATTATTAATGATTTGAAAGAATCTAGATACTTTAAAGGTTTACCACAAGTTTATAAAGTAGAATCTAAAAGAATTAAAATGGAAGATGATAGCCAAGGCGATGCAGATTACAGATCTGGAACAGATGTAGAAATGGGTACAGTAGATCTTTCTGATGAATTACCTGGTTCTAAAGCTAAATCAGATGAAATGGAAGACTTTATGGTTTCTAACGATGGTTCTGTTGAGCTTACTTATGATCGTGAAGAAGTACTAGTACCTTTAGTTGGTGAACAAACTGCTGAAGATATTATGACAGATATTACTGAAATAACTCCAAGTGAAGATGACTTAACTTATGTTAGTGAGTCTATTAGGAACTATATTAAGAAATTGAAGATTTAAAGACTTATTAAATAGTTACCTTGTAAGGCACTTTCTAGTGCCTTATTTAATTTGAAAATTTAGTTATATTTATTGAAGAGTAGTAGAAATGGCAGAGGTGTCTCTTAATACAGGTGTAAGTCAAGTAAGGGCTACTAGTGATGTATTGTATGCTGCTGCCAAAACAAAAAATCTTTTGAGAGATGCTATTATAGACCAACAAGGTTTTGAGGCAATACTTTACTCTTCTTTTACAGATCAGAATACTAGAGATTTATTTGGTGAAATCTCTTACAATTTACAAAGAACTAAAACTACGATAAGATTTATCCCTGATTTCAAACAATATATGGCAGCTGTAGATTTTTATCAAGCTGGAGCTATTAGGGAAAATGAAAAGATTCCTTTAAAAGCTAAAGTTAGATCTGACCTTAATATAAAGACAGGAGATATCTTATCTTATGCTTTTTCTTATTTTGAATCTACACTAGAAGTAAAATTTTGGGAGGTTACTAAAACTATGGTGTACTCCATGCCAGTAGGAATTTCTAAGTACATTGTACTTGTTCCTTGGTATAAATCTCCTCCTGTTTCTGTGGACTCTTAAAATGATAAATAATGTAATAGAAACAGTACAGGAAACTCCTTATTTATTTCAAGTTTTTACAGAAGGAATACCTCCAACAGGTATTTATGAACATGCCATTGAGGGTAACACTCCGTATAGTTCTACAGCTTTAATAGAGAAAGCTTTTGTTTATGCTCTAGGTTCTGTTTTTAGATTATTTGAACCCTCGACTACAGCTGTAATTTTAGCAGCAACTTTAGATAAAGACACAGACTTATTAAGAGCAAGACAAAGTTCAGGAGATAATAGAATAAAATTTCCAATAGCTTTAGCTGCACAAAATTCAACTAGAATGATATACAGTGCTTCAAGCAACGTACGTAAATATGTAGGTACTTCAGAGAATTTAAAAAGTAGTGATGGTAAAATAAAAACTAATAAATTAGGATTTTTATTTAGACCTGTAGAGATGGATTGGACTATAAGATTTTATTCATTCAATAATGCTATCATGAAAAGATATATTGAAGGTATTTATATGAATGGTCCCATAGTGAATAAAAAGTTCCAATATACTATACCTTATATTCCAGATGAAGTTTTTGAAGGTACTTGGATTCCTCATGTTGAAGAGGATATGAAACCAAATGCAATAAACTTACAGGAATTTTCAGATCAAGGTCAACTTTGGTATGTAGATTTTAAAACTACAGTTTATGCTAGCTTAGTATCTAAACCAGCTGTAAGCCCAATTGTTAGTCAAGTTATAGTTAAATTTTCAATAACAGAATAAGAAGGAATTTAAAATTAAAACAATTATAGAAAACCACAGTGGACAACATGTAAGAGTTAAAACTAATTTAGGTTCAACATTATTTGTTAAACCTGGAGTTCATGAGTTAAGTAACATCATGGTAGTTTCCTCTTCAAATAAAAAAGTTAAAATAACTACTGTCCACGATAAATCATCTGCTAAAGTTAAATCTACTGAAGAAGTTGTACAAAATAGTAATACTAAATCTAAATCCCAAAGTAAAAGTGATAAATAGTTTGGTAAAGTTAAATACTGAAAATAGAATAAATAAAGGAAAAAAATATGACAATTAATACGTCCCAATTACCACCAGGCGTTTACACGAGTGAGACTGATGAAGCTATAGTATTAAATTATGCAACTACCACAGGAGCTTCAATTGCTGTACGTACTCTTCAAGGTGCTACAAATCCTCAACTAGTTACTAGTGCTAGCCAATTTAATGCCCTTTATGGTGAATTCTTAGGGTTAACTGTTTCTCCATCTTTATTTTGTGCTGAAGATTATTTGAATTTAGGTACTCAACTTTACACCACTAGAGTAATATTATCTGGGGATCAATATGCTTGGAATGTGTACAATAATAGTACAGGTTGGTTAAACCCTACAGTTCAAAGTGCTCCTTCTTCTTATTCCTGGGCTTCTGGGGATGCTTTCCAAATAACTTCCATTGGTCCTGGAGCTTATTATAATGGAATTAGCATATCTATAGTAGAGAATACAGGGAGTAACACTCCTTATCCTACTTATTCTCTATCTGTTATTAATTCCAGCAATTCCGTTCTTGAAGTTTGGACTGTTTCATTTGCTAATAACAAAAATACTGCTGGGGTTAATACTTTTGCACCTCAAGTTATAAATGGTAATTCCCTTTATGTAACAATAAAAGTAAACCCAGCTTTTACTGATGGAATCTTAAATCCAATTAATGAACTTTCTACTTACTCTTCACTAAATAGTGCTCCTACACTACTAACTGGAGTGGGGGCAGGTACAGCTAATCCAACTACAAACTTAGATAATTATTCTTCTTGTTCTTCAGATTTAGGTTTTTATATATTTGGAGGTCAATTCGACTCAACAGTAGGTGGAGATACAGTTACAGTCTATAGTACTGCTTTAATTAATTACAATAATGCTCAAAATATTTGGAGCACAGTAGCACTTACAGACAATGTGTTAAACGCAGTTTTAGTTTCTCCTCCAGATAGTGCTGTTTCAGTATTTAGTGATGGAACATTATTTTATTTTAATAATTCTGTATACTGGTATGGTACTTGGCAATATGCTGTAGATGGAGAGATACCTGTACAGACAGCTATTCCTATGCTTGTAGAAATTGATCTTATAACTAGTAGTATAAATTATTTAAGTTTAACTGGCACAGGATCTGTAGCTAGTTTTGCATGTACTGAAGAAGTTTCTGTTTTCAACAATCAAGATTTATATGGAAGTCAAGTGTACTTTGTAGGAGGTAAAACTCCGTCTTGGGCTGCAAGTGCTAAAGTTGCTACAACCTCTTACATAATTAATGTAGACACATTAGCTTGTACTGCTTCCGCAGCCCTTCCAGTTGGGTCTTCTTATAACTACTCTAAAGCAGTTTGGAGTAATTATGACCAAGCATTCATTCTAGCTGGGGGAAGAACTGCTTTAACACCAGATTTGCATATGTACTCTTACAATGCGTTTGCAGGAACTTTTAATACCTTAGGTCCAATATCTACTTCTATGCAAGGTGCTAGTTTATATAACATAGATTATAATACAGTATATTTACTAAGTAATAAAGCTAACTACTCTTCCGCTACTACAAGTTTATACCAGTTTGATGTAACAACAAATACTTTTGAAGTTTTACAAACTAATTATGAAGGAACTAATGTAGCTGATAATGGATTTATAAGTAATAATTTATTTGCTTCTTTAGCTTTAGTAAGTATTTCTGTAACTAGTGATCTGGCTACTCCTACTTTGTATAGTAATAGCTCTTCTTTATCTCAGCAAAATAACTTAGTTTTAGGAGCTAATGATCCTGTGGGGATACCTTCTGATTCTGATGTAATTAATGCTTACACTAAAATGTCAGATACAAAACAATATCCTTATAGCTTAATCCTAAATGCTGGTTGGGTAGATATTGGAGTTCAAAAATTCTTACAAAATCAAGCTTTAGTAAGAAAACAAACTTTTGTAATTTTGGATGGTGATGAAAATTATCAATATACTGCACAATCTGTAGTTAATTATAGAGATAGTTTGAATATTAATGCTGATAATTGCGGGTTATATGCTCCCTTTCAATACGTTAGATACTCTACAGCAGAAGGTCAACAGGTATTAGTATATTTCTCTGGATTAATAGCTAATCAAATGGTATATAATGATACAGTGAGTTACGTTTGGAAAGCTGTTGCAGGTCCTAACAGAGGTATCTTAAATCAAGTCATATCATTACCTCCTGCTAATGGGGATACTTCTCAAATTGGTGGAAGTTATACTGCAATAAATTATACAGACGGTGATCAAGCTTTAATGTATAACCACCAAGTTAACCCAATAATTAGACAACCTGGTTATGGTATTATGATTAATGGTAACAGAACTTTATCAAGCACTCCAATTATAACTGTATATGAAAATGTTAGAAGAAGTGTAAACTATATTGAATTAACTTGTAAGAGTATAGCTAATGCATATCAGTTTGAAGATAATGATACAGCTACACAAACTGCATTAGCATCTGCAGAAAATTCTTTTCTAGCTACTGTTGCTGCCCAAGGTGGTTTGTATAATTACTCTGTAGTCTGTGATTCTACTAATAATACTCCGGTTATAGTTGCTCAAGGTATATTACTTTGTAATATTGGTCTACAACCTTCCATCTCCGCAGAATGGATAGAGTTAGTCTTTGCTATAGAATTACCTACTTCCGCTGGGGTTATCTAAAAAGACTTATTAGTAGTTATGGATAGGGAAACGTAACCGAAAGGTGGTTAACCTGACCACCTTCCATAATTTAAAATTCAGGTAATTTTTATTGAGGAATAAAAATTAATTTAAAAGAAGAGCTAGATAAACTTTGTCTACGACATAAAGATTTTATGTTATTTAAAATTCTGAAAAAAGATAATATTTCAGGTTATGTGTATCTGACAACTAATTTGACGACTGGGAAATGGTATATTGGTTCAAGCAGAAAAGCTAAAACAGTCCAAGAAGCAAAAGATCATAAATACTTTGGAAGTTGTAAAGAATTAAAATTAGATATACAAGAAAATGGTAAAGAAATTTTTAAAAAACAAATCTTGATGGTTTGTGATAATCCTTACTCGTGGGAACAATATTTTTTAAGAAGAAATTTATTAGAAAATAGTTTAACATATAATAAGAGCCTATATACTAATACTTTGCCTATTTTATTTGGAGACAATAACCCAAGTAGAAAAAAGGAAGTAAAGGAAAAAATTAGAAAAACCATGAAAAGTAGATATGGGAATACTAGTGCTCAAAAGTGTAAAGAAATAAGAATAAAGACTCAGAAAACTTGTTTAGAAAAATTCGGAGTTATTAATGTTTTACAATCACAAACTATAAAAGATAAAATTGAACAAACCAATTTAAATAAATATCAAGTAAAAAATCCTTTAAGTAGTGATTTTGTAAAACATAAAGTTAAAAAAACTTGTTTAGAAAAATTTGGTTTTGAAAATCCTATGTTAAACTTAAAAGTTCAAGATAAAAGAAAGAAATCTTGTATAGCTTCTACAGGTAGTGAATTTCCATTTAATAGTAAAAAAATACAAGATAAAATAAAAGAAACTATTTTAAAAAAATATGATGTTGAAAAAGCAGGATATTTGAATAGGAAACCCATTCAATCTTTCATAATTAAAGGATATCAAAAACTAGTTATTGAAAATTTTATAAGTTATAAAGATGCTAAAATTAAGTTAAATCTTTCTTCTGGAGCCGGATTAAATTTTAGTATAAAGAATAAAAAACCTTATAAAAAATATGACTTTGAAAATAAAATATATTTACATGATTCTTCCAGAAAAGAAGATCCATCGAAAAATATTTATTTTGTTTTTTGGGAAGTAGTTTAACACCATCTTAAATCTTACAAAATAAAAATAATATCTAATTTAAATAATTAGATATTATTTGAATGAATTTATTTAAATAATTAAGGAGAATTAATTTGTCCATCTCAATACAATCAGTATCCGGTCTATCAGACGTATTTCTTAGCGATAATTACGAGCTTGTTATACCAAATCTACCATCTGCTTTAGGAGCTACACTCTCTAATCCAACTAGTGCTTCTAATGAATTAACAATTAAAAATGTTACTACTTCTGTACCTGAATTGCAAAATCAACAAGTTTCAGTTTGGATACATAGACAAAAAGTTAAATGGGCAGGTAGAAGAGACTTCGGGGATTCAATTACGACTTCATTCATTGAGACTGCTTCCACTACAGTGGTAAACACATTATATGCATGGTCTAATTTAATAGTTCCACTTAATACAGGGATACCTAATCCTAAAAGCACTTATATTGCTCCTAAATTAACTGTATATATGTTGAATGCTAGTAATCAGCAATCTCTAGCTTTCAATCTATATAATGTATGGCCATCAAAGATAACTCCTTCTGAATTAGGTTCTTCTAGTGAGGGTTCACCTGTAACTTTCTCTGTTACTTGGACTTATGACTGGTTTGACACTAATACAGTAATTAATCCTGAAAATATTAATTACACGGAAGATTCTAAGATTGTAGTACCAGATATCACTACCGCTGTTTAATTTTAAAGGTTTGTATGTCTACGATTATAAACAAAGTAACTAATACTAATCCTCTATTTGAGGTTGGAGCATCCGTTGCTGCGGAGTTAGGTACTTCACTTATAGAACCTACAGGATTAGTAGGTTCTCCTAACTGGTATGGGGCAGAACCTTTACAAAGCACGATGTATTACGCCTTTTTACCTGTAATCGTAGGCTCTACAATCTCATTTGACAGAGTTATAGAGTTTAATATACCTCCTTCATATTTTGAGAGTACTAGTCATACTTTTAGAGGTAAAACCACTGAAATACCTACTGATTCTAGGTGTAGAAGAGGGTCTATTGTTTTTGTAGAAGATCAATACTTAACTATTACTAACTATTTTCATAAGTGGAAATCATTAGTAGCAAGCTCAAATGGAGTAGGTTGGAATCCTGTTAATTATTACAAAAAACCTATACTATTAGTAGCTATTGGCGCTGGTGAGAATGGCTCAGGTATATTTTTTCTTAATGGCTGTCATCCTTACAGTATTAATAATCTTTCTTTTAATACTAATAAAAATGACTCTATTATAACTCCTCAAATTGAATTTGAGTGTGAGACAGTTGAGGTTCTAGCAATATGGGATGTAATGTCTGTATTGGCTCTTTCTAATTACACAACTTTTTTCCCTTTAGGTTTGTTGGGAAATTTACTAGCAACTATCTTACAACCTATACAGCAGGCACTAGAAGAAAAATTTGGTGGAATTATAGCAGGTGTATTTAATAAATAATTTTTGAAAGATTCATAAATGTTCGAGTTTAATTTCAATCCTAAGAAAAATAATAATTCTGTAGTACCTCCTAAAGATACAAAACATACAATAGCTCGAGAAGTAAGTAAAGAAATGACTTCATCTATAACTGGGCACAGAATAGATCTACCTTCTCATGGAGTTTTTTATAAAGATAAAAAAGATTTTATTGTGGTGGATTTATTAAGAATAAAACACATAGAATTAATTTACTCTGCTTTAACCTTATCTGAAGATTTTGATAAGGAAGAAAGAATAGCTTCTGTAATAAATGATTGTATTAAAGATTATTCTGCGTATGATTTAACTCTGGATGATTATAAATATGTTTTATATTGGCTAAGATTTAACAGCTATCCCAGAAATCCTTTTTTTATTAAATATACTAGAATATTAGAAGATAAGACAGAAAAAGTAGTTACGGTAAGAGTTAATCAAACCGATTTAAACATTAAGGAATTAAAGAACGAGCAAAGACCTCTTTTTCCTTGGTTATCTTATACTACTGTACAGGATAATTTGTATTATTTGAAACACAAAAAAGAATTAAATCTTATAATGGAGTATTTTTCTTTTGTAAATGGAAATTCTCCAGAAGAAAAAATATCATTTTATAAGAATTTAGATGCTGATTCCATTAATGACATAAAGTCTCATATAATAGAATTTTACCATGGTGTCACTGAATCTATCACAACTTTTGACCCAGAGGATCCAAAAAAAGAGGAGGTTAAACTAGAATTTGAATTTGACCTTGCTTCTTTTTTTCCCTAAGGTAGATTACAAAGACCTTTTAAGAAAGACTTTACTTCTTTCTAAATTTTCTAATAGACAAGTATCTAAAGATGATTATTTCTTAGAATTAGAAAGTTTGTATGTAGAATTAATTAAATTAAACAAAGAATTAAATAAAGAAACTCCAGATGTCTAATATATTTTCTAAAGCTAATAATAAAAAGAATTCCTCTTTTGATAGACCTCAAAAGCAGTTATCTGTTGATGATTTAAAAAAGTATAATGAAGCTATAATAAAGAATTTAGCAGACATAAATACTACTTTAAAAAATAATGATAAGGAAAAAAAGAACAAAGCTAGAACAAAGTTGTTTCAAAATAACTCAGTAATTCTTTCTCTTAAGAAAATTAGTAATGGTTTTTATTATTTCTATGATAGCTTTGGAAGTATTCTTAAAACTTTAAAAAATAACCCTATAGTAAATACAGCTCAAGCAATTGGTAAAAGTCCTCTAGCTACTTCATTAACCTTACCTTTAGCTGGGGCTTTGTTAGGAGGAGTGACTACTTTACTTAATAAAACTTCTTTAGGTAACACAGTTAAAGGTTGGTTAGAAAAATTTCAAGATTCTATTTTTTCTCCAACAAAAAATGTTTTAAGTGGTTCCAAGTATTCTCAATTAACTAAACTTGTAGAGAGTAAAGGTGATTATGGGAGTGTTTCTCCAGAGAAAGAAGCTTTTGGGGCTTATCAATTCACAGTTGATAGTTCTAAAGGTGAAAAAAGAGGGCTTTATGAGTTAGTACAGCAAGCTAAAAAGGATAATTCTAAATTTTATGAAGAGTTAAATAGAGATTATTCTAACAAAGATTATGAATCTTTAGCTAAATTTTTTAAAAATAACTCTAAAGATAAAGAATTTAAGGATCTACAGGACAAAACTTTTGAAAATGTTTATAGTAGCAAAGTTTTAAATGCTTTAGATTCAAGAAAAGATTTAAATGTTTCTGAAAATGCTAAACAAATTCTTGTGGCTGAAGCAGTGCATGGTGGTGCCGGCAATATAACAGACTACATAAATAAACTACCTGAAGGTTCTAAACTAGATACAGATAAAGTTATGAATGATTTAAACAACATCATAACTACTCAAGGCAAAACTCCTAATAGACCTAACGAAGAAAGAATGTATCTAGCGGATATAGCTAAAGCTACTAAAGCAACTGCAGAAGGAATAAACTCTAAAAAAACTACTGGTTTAAACGACTTAAATCCAATAGCTTTGGGAGGAGATGAAACTTCATTAGAAAAATCCATTATAAATGGAACTAATAAGGCTTTTAGAACTGTAACTAAATACTTAGCCGATTTTGCATCTGATGAAGTATTTTCTTTGCTAGATAAAAACTCAAATGGAGTACCCACTGCTTTTGATTATTCCAATCTACCACCTACAGCTAAAGCTAAATGGGAAAAGAAAAATCCAAATAAACAAAATATTGCTATCAATAGATTTGTAGATAATTTAGGGGATTTTTTTGATAAAACTGTCAGTAATTCAGATTCTAAAATAGCTAAATTGAGTTATTCTACATCTGTAAAGAATGCCAAAGAAAGTGATTTTATTGTAGATAAAAATAGTGCTACTAAAAAATCTTCTGACATGACAAACCTGCAAAGTACTTCTTCGAAAACTTCAGCAGTTTCTTCTTCTGCTAATCCTATAACTTCCTCTGATGCCTATTTACACCAAGTAGATCCTGTAATATTTATGAAAAACTTAGGAGTTCAATAATGCCAAGTATTCCTACTTCACCCACATCTTACTCAAGCACTACTAACTCTAATAGTCCAGTTTCTGAAGTTTCAGCTTTAGCAGATCAAAGTCCAGACTTTCTTTTTAACTATGGAGTTCAAATAAAGGCTGATTCTAGTTCAGGAAAAGATCAAACCTTTTTTCAAGACATAATGTCTCAACTAAATTTAAACGCTGAAAGTAATTTTGATTCAAGCACTAAATTTTTCTCTTCTCAAAATGATACTTTGGGTGTAGATTCAATAAACTTGTTAGGTGGTTCAGGTCAGGTTAGTAATAATTATATAGTTTTAGATGTCCAAGATCCAGGGCAGCAGTATAACTATTATAAAGAATTTATATTAGTTATGCAGCCTTTAAATGATTCTTTTAGTTTAACACTAAATAGTAATTATGATAGACCTTTTTCTCAAATGATAGAAAAAGCTGTTACAAGCGCTTTTGGTAATAGTGCATACGCAGCCTACAGAGCTACAGGTAGGACTCTATTTAACCCCTTTGCAGAGCTACCTGTCTGGAATGGGATAAGTGCTCCTAAAATTACAATACCTGTAGTTTTAATTGCTAGGGATGACCCAAGAATAGAAGTAGAATACCCTATTTCTATTTTGTACTCTATGTTAACTCCTAGAAACGTGATATCTCAAAATTCTAACTTGTTTACTGCACCTATGTACTATGTTTCTTCTTCAGATTTAAGTAATTATTTTTCTTCACAAGTAAGTTCTAATAAATCAACTTTAAATAATGTTATAAATAGTACTATTCAAGCTTTTAACAATGTTACTTCTGCTTCAGACTTTTCTTCAGGAGCAGATTCTTTAAGTAGTAGTTTAGTAAACGCTGGAGATGCTACTGCTTCATATGTTAATAACTCCACACAGTCCGCATTTAATTTATTAATTGATAGTTCTTCTCAAAGTGCGAGCTTATATTTAGGTAACTTTCTGTATTTTCCTCAGGTAATCTTAACTTCAGTAGATTTCACTGTACCTAATAGAGTCTGTATCAGAGGGAACTCTAAATTTAATCCTGGTTCTTTATTAAGCACTAATGATACTTTTGCCTCCTATACTTATGCTACAGGTACAGTTACATTTGAAGCAGTAAGTGCTCCTTTTATTTCAGGTAATGCTGAAATTGTAGCTCAACAATATTTAGTAAACCAAGACTTTAATAGTTTTCAAATTTTTTATAATAATTAAGGATTATTAATGGATTTTAGAGAAAAATACAAATATCAAATTTATTCATATAATGGTTCTGGTTATATTTCCCCATTGTCTTACATAGATAATGAAGGTTTAAGGAACTTAGTGTCTAATAGTATATACTCTCATGTAGTCACAGTAGTTGAGACTAATAATTTACCTTTAATTAGTTATAATATTTATAATACCACTGATTATTGGTCTCTATTGGGTGTAATTAATGGGAATCTTAATCCATTCAATATACTTTGTACATCTAAAATTAAGTATCCTTCATTAACTGATATTAATAATTATTTGAAATTACTATCCCCTACTAATAATAAAAATTTATCTAATATTAATGGATTGGTATCAATCTAATGATTAATACATCTTATGTAAATTTATTTATTAGTGGTCAACCTATAGATACTACAGTTTCTAAAGTATCTAATGTTTTTATCCGTTGGAGTAGTAGTTACGTAGCCCCTTTACTTTATTTAGAAGTATCTTTTATTTCAGGAATGCCTTTAGATTTGCTTTTAGTAGAAGGGGCTATATTGACCGTGCAAATGGGTACTTCCCCAGATGATATGAATGAGCCTATTAGTTTTATGTTAACTAAAGCTAATATAAAGTCGGCTAGTAATAATTATGTTAATTATGCTCTATATGGTTATTATTATTCTAGTTATTTATATCCAGGAAAATCTTGGCAATTTTCAGGTTCTCCTATTGATGCTCTTCAAGAAGTTATTTCTTTGTGTGATTTAGGAGGTGCTCAATTTTTAAGTAATTTGAGTGTAACTTCTTCCTATAACTTTAAGTTTTTTAAAAGTTCAAGAATAGATTTTGGCTCTTATTTAAAAAATTATATAACTCCTTGTTGTGTTAGCAATGAAAATACACTACCAATGTACTGCCATACAGGTAATTATATTGTAGTTTCTGATTTGTATAGTACAATGCAAAATTTTGATAATGACCATGTTATTATAATCCCAGATATTATTGTTTCTAATTGGTTAGTAAGTAAACCTTCTAGTAATCACCATACAAATTATTCTTACGGTGCAAATATTTCACAATATTCTTTAGAATCTGGAGAAACTTCTAATAACAATAACTCACAGATATTTATTAATACTCAATACAATTATACTGCCCCTACAGGAATAAATAAAGCCATAGCCTCTCCTTTAAACATAGGTAATGAAGATCAACAGCAGTTTTTTTCTAGAATTAATTCTATTAGAACTTCTGCTTTATATAATACTTTAAGAGAAATAACAATTAATGCTAGGATGCCAGGTCTTTTGCCTGGGACAGCTATAAGTATAACTCAAAGCACTGATCAACAGTACGGAAATTACGTGCTTATTGGAAAAACTATAATATCTTATAATAACACTTACTATGAAAAACTTCTTGTAGTTTCAGCGAGTGTGTACCAAGCTCAAATACCTGCTACTTCATAAGACTTATTATCTTATAAATAAGAGGTATTTTAATGTTTCACGATTCAACAGAAGTAAGTAAATACGCAGATTCCTATATTGGTAAGTTCTTTATAGGTCAGGTGATAGACAATAATCCTTCAGATAAGGCTATAATTGGACAAATTAGAGTAAGAATAGCAGGTATCTGGGATGACATAGAGGATAATTCCTTGCCTTTTTGTGTAGTTTCCTCAGGAATTATGAGAGGAGCTTCAGAAGGAGTTAATAGTTTCTTTATACCTAATAATAATTCTAAGGTATTAGTAATTTTTGACTCAGGAGTAGAAACTTCTGGAATAGTAATAAGTCAAATAATAGATGGAACTACAAAACCTTCTCAATTTACAGATCCTGGGAGTTATGGTTGGGTAGATGAATACAGAAATACTTTTAAAGTAAACACAGATGGTTCAATAAGTATTATAACCTCAACAAATACTTCAATATCAATTGACTCATCTGGGAATGCTAAAGTAATTAATGGTAACTGTAATTTACAAGTTTCAAATTCTGAAATTACTTTAACAAATGCAGCTTGTAGTGTACAAATAGAAGCAGCACAAGTAGTAATCAATGGAAATTTAGTTGTAAATGGTCAAATATCTACTACAGTAGGAAGTACTACTGTTAATCTAGGAACTCATACTCACTCTGCTGGTAGCTATAGTAATTCTGCAGGAAGTGTGACAGGAAATTCTGGAATTCCTAGTGTATAATGAAAGTAAAGTGAATGTCTAATTACAATATGAATGTTTTAAAATGCTTTGAAGGTACAGATTTAAATTTAAATTTTGCCCTTAGTGTTCAAGGTGCTTTTGGACAACCCAATGTGCCTTTCAATCTTACAGGATACAATATTAGTGTTAAATTAGAAGCTCAAAATTTGTATTCCTGTGAAATTGAAGAGAAAACCTATGTATCTAATATAAATTTAAGAAATATTAAGCAAATAAATAACCAAATACTGTTTTACCTTTCTGCTAAAGAAACTTTAAATTATAATGGAGTGTATTATTTAAGTTTGTTTATCTCTAATAGTAAATACAGAAAACTGTTGTCTAGAAACGTAATAGTTTTTAACCAAAATAACCAATTTTATCTGTAGGTAGTTATATGAATGAAACAATAGATATTGTAATAACTTCAGATGAGCTAAGAATTATTTTACAAAATATAGAAAGAGTTAACCCTATAATTCCACAATCACTAAGTAGAAGCTTAGTAGCTTATAGAGTTTTAATATCTCAAGGGTATGTTGCAGATGGAATTCTTGTAATCCCAGATAATTGTGGTACTGATGGTATTCTACTTCATCACGAGGGAATAGCTTACAACCAACTTATACTAGGTTCTCCAGTAAGAGTTGATCTATCCTTTAAAAATGTAAATATTACTAATGAAGTTTACCCTACAACAGGTATGCTAGTTTTAAGTTCTCCAGCTTATCCTGAAGATACCGCCATCTTAGTAGGAGATGATGGGAAGTTGTACTGCATTACGTATGATGGAACTTTGTTTGAAGAAATTACACCTGTAGTCGAATATGTACTTAAATCAGAACTATACTTAAGTAATGGTATTTTACTCTACAAATCTGGTGCTGTTGCAGGTAATGCAGGTTTACTTTTTGGAATAATAAACTCGGGTGGTAAAGTTTTCGGAATTGAACTCCCAGAATAAATTTAAAGATAAATTAAAGGAAATAAATATGTCAAATACTCCTGTTCCACCGTTTGGTCCTCTTGGTCCTAATTTTCCAAGTATGGGAGGTATCTGTGGTTGGAATTACTCTTATGGCAACAAAGTTCAACCTGCCTACTCTTCAGCTGCTGGCATTTCTCCAGCCTTAATATATTTGAATACTCTGAATACAATTAATGGTCTAGGTTCTACAAGTCCTTATATTTTAAGTGCGTATTCTTCTATATACACAAACTTAAAAACTGGTTCTGCTTTAGCTTCTGACATTACTTCAATTCAGGCAGCTCTAGTGATTAAACCAACTTTAAAAGTATTTATTGGTATAGACTGTGAATTGTACACTTCTGGGATGATTACTTCCATTTTCACAGAATACAACCAAATAATTACAGGAATATGGTGTACTAATTTTGATGCTGTGAGTAGATCCACACAAAATGATATAGCTACAGAAATTTATGCAAATGGAGGAGTTTTAGCTTTTACTTTAGACTCTATAGAAAACTTTTTAGCAGATACTTCTACTTCTTTAGTTAATAGTGCCTCTGTTTTAGTTATTAATGATTCTTTCTTACAAAATTATATTTTCCAACCCACAGCTAGTTACTTTAATGAAATGCTTAATGCAACTTCTTTGATTAATAAATTTAATTTGACAAATGCTTTGCAAAGTGTAAGCGTATCTAATGACACACAATACCAAAACTTGCTTTCAGCACAAAATAACTTACAAACTTTTAATACTTTTTTAAATAGTGCTTTATTTTTTGGCATGACAGAGTATGCTACTAGCTCTTGTGCGGATTATTACTTTTCTGGTTCTTCGAATATGAACAATATTCCTTCTAATTATATAGCGGTTCTACCTAATCAATTAGGAGATACTTTCACTACTAATGACTTGTTAACTGTTTATGATGTCTTGACTTTAAAGAGTGTACAAATACTACCTCCTTACGAAAATACATCAGGTTTACAAATAAATTGCTAGGAAGAAATAATTAAATGACAGATACTAATTTATTTAGAAATAATTGGTTAGATATTAACTACAAGTACTCTGATCAAATGTTATTAGTAGATGAGCAGGCAATTCAGGTGGCTTTATATAACCTCTTCACAACTAGTCCTGGAGAAAGATGGTTTAATCCTAGATTAGGAAATCCTCTATTAACTTTATTATTTGAAAATATTGTTACAGGATTGCCTAATCTAGCTAAAAATAGAATAGCACAGTATGTAGCTAGATATGACCCTAGGATAATTATACAAAAAATAACTGCTTCTTCAGATGTGGCTACTCAAACTTTAACAGTTACAGTTGGGTTTGCTTGGGTTACAGTGCAGAGCTTAGTTAGGAATTCATCTATAGCTATGAATTTTTCGCAGAGTAGCTACAATTCTAATGCTGCTTAATACTAATTTTTAAGACTTATTTGTTAAATATAATAAGCATGAAATAAATAATGGAGAAAAAAAGTGGCGACTAACACTAATAGTGGGTCTTTTAATAATATATTAAACTCAGGTATTTCAACTTATTCTGATTTTGTTGCAGCCTTCCAACTATATCTAGTAACAAACAGTAAAAGTTGGAATAGCTTATACCAAAGTTCAATTGGTCAAACTCTTATAGATTTTATATCTGGGGTTGGAGCATATAATCAATACTCTATTGAGCGTTCTATTCAAGAGGCATATCTTTCTACTGCCAATGACCAAAAATCTATATTAGACGCTGTCTCTATGTTAGGGGTAGCTATACAAGGATATACTCCAAGTTCTACCTTAATAAATGTTATGTATAAAGATCCTCTTTGTTTAGGAGAGTGGAATGCTTCAACTAATACTCCAACTCTTTCTAATTCAGGATCTAATCCTGCTAATGGAAATTATTATATAGTTTCTGTAGGAGGTACAGTAGATTTTGGAGCAGGAGATATAGTTTTTACTGCGGGAGAAACTGTAGAGTATAACAATAATTGGTATCAGGCTAATCCTTCTACTTTTCCATTAACTATTTTTAATCCATTTTACCCTATATACGGTACTGGTTCAAATGTTAATTCTAATAATGTTTTCAGCATTAATGGTGGACAGTTTATAACTACTCAAATTAATGGAGGAGCTTCTGCTGTAAATCTAGTTTCTGGTCAGTCTGCCCAATTAACAATACAAGAAGCAAATATAGTAAACCTACCTAATTTTGCTATAAGCTCTGGATTACCTCTACAAACATTTTACTATGGAAATAATTTTCAGTATTACAATGCTTTCTGTACAGTAGGAACATCTCCTGTTACTTATTGGCAACCAGTAGACGCCATCTGGAAACTTTCTTCTGCTTCTAATAATTTTCAGCTTTCAAATACTTCAACAGGAACAGCTCAAATTTTATTCGGAAATGGTACAACTGGTGCTATACCTTTAGCCCAGAATCCTATAAGTTTCATATTTTATACTTGCTCAGGGGGCACATATAATACTACAGGGATAAACTACAAAACTACTTGCATTAATTTGACTTCACAATTTAATACAAGTAATGTGATTATATCCGCATTGCTGCCTATTACAGGAGGTTCTTCTACTTTACCAACTGCAACCTATGTATCCTCCGCTTCTGGGGGTTATGCATCTTTAAATCGCATTGTTACTGGAGAAGATGGTCAAAATTTACTTTGCTTGTATAAAGATACTGAAACTTGGAAAAATGATTTTGTTTTTCAAAGTATAAGTTTGCTTTCTTTGCAAGATATTTTAAGTTCATTGAGGTCTACTTATAGCCTAGACTCTGAACTTTGCAACTATTTATTATACTTTTACAACCTGAATGGAAATCAATATAATAATTACACTTGCTTTATAAAAGACTCATTACCCGCTTGGGGTTTGTCTGATTGGTCAGATACTGAAATCTCAGGATTACAAGAATACTTCATACTAAGAAATCAAGATTCTAATATAAATTCTCTATATTATAACCTGGATCAGGAAATTAAAACAGTTCAAATGAAGAATGTATTTAATGAGGTATTTCCTTCATTTCCTAATCTTTTAGGAATGGATTTAACAGTTATAACTAACAACAACATTAGTTTAACTTCACTTCAACAGCAAGTAGAATCCGGAATTTTGAATTACTTTACTTTAAACTCTGATTCTATTGGTAAGCCTATTTATATTTCTTCATTACTAAATAATTTGCAAAGTATCTTTGGAGTAAACTCAATAGTAATAAATTCTTTGACATTAACGATACCTTCTAGTACAAATGAATTAGGTTACATCGTAATTTCTGTAAATCCTTCAGATTACCTTTCTCCTATAACCCCAATTGCAGGAAGTTACAAAAATGTTATAAGTCAGTTTAATCCTCCTCCTTATCAAAATTTTAACTTTATCGGGGATTGGGACTGTAGCATCAATTCTTTAAACGGAGGATCTCCTAAAATATTGAATACTTACATTACTTCTCAACCTCAGAATTTAAAGTACCAAAATGGCTCTACTTATTCTGTTATGAATGCTAATGAACTAGGAACTACTGTATCTTTTGATGGTGGCTCTACAACTTATGTAGTTTTCAATGGAGACTACGTTGTATCTGATTCTGGGAGTGGAACATTTATAGTTTATACAAATCAGGAAAGTGCTTATTTGGGAGAGTGGGATGCATCTACAAGTACTCCTGAGCTTTCTAATTCTGGAAGCACAGTAAATATTGATGCTGCAGCTACCCCAGCAGGTTCGTATTATAATGTAGTAAATGCACCTAGTACAGGAACTACTGTATCTTTTGATGGTGGCTCTACAGAAGTTACTTTATTTAATGGTGACAATGTCTATGTTGTAGGAATTGATGATGGTGCTACTTGGCAAAGACAGATAAACTTCTATCAGCCTTATCAATATTTTTATGCTTATGGTGGAACTTATACTTCTGCAGGACCAGAAGCACTAGTGGGAGAGTATGTAGTACCTGTAGCTAGTAATTCAAGCTATTGGAACTCTGGAGTTTGTCCTGGAGTTATATTTTGTACTGCAGATGCCCCAGTTTTATCTCAAGCAGATCCTGGGAATAGGTTTTCCTCTTACTTTCTAACCTCTAAAATAAATGTTACAGCTACTTATGCTGCAAATGGTGTAGGAGGAACTTAATGTCAGAATATATACCTATAAAAGTTAGCTCAGAAACTTTATTGGCTTTACTACCTCAAAACTTACAAACTGATGAACTTTACATTGATTTTGTAAAAGCTATTTCATACGTGTTTAATCGTTCAGTTTATGAAAATTTAACCATATCAGAAAATATAAGAGATCCTAATTTTTTAAATGCTAATTTATTAGATTTAACAGCAAAATATTTAGGTTTCAGTTATTCAAGTTCAATAACTGACACTCCTACTTTATTAAATCTAATACCTTTACTAGGTACTATATACAAGACTAAAGGTACTAACTATGTGGAAGACTTATTTTCATATGTATTTGATACTAGAATAAATATTATACCAATATGGGTGCAATTTTTTAGAGGAGATAAAAGTAATCCCTTAAATTATAAGCCTACCAGTAATGTTGCTTCTCTAACGGGATTTTATGATCCTTCTAATGCTTATGTAACTAACGGTGTTCCAGATTACAGTAAGATTTATTATTATACACCCGTTGATGGTAATTATATAGAATCTTGTTATGTAGTCTTAAACTTAAGTCAACAAGTAGATTATACTAAATTACTCTCTTTCTGTAATTACATTTTAAACAAGAACTTAGTAGTTATAGGTATTGGAAATTTATCTAACTATACAGGTTACTTAACTTTTGTAGACTCTATGAATAATAATATTGAAGTTACACAGTATGTTCCAGATACTGCTGTTAATTACATTCAATCGGATTATGACAGAGCAATATTATTAGGGAATTTAACTTCCTATAATATTCAAGAATCAGACGGATTTGCATTAATAAGTAAAAATGGAACTTCACCTTGTATTTATAGGTTACCAGATGCTTCAACATTGACAGTGGGGTTTACCATTTGTATCTTTAATCAAGGGGGAACTATTACAGATGGAGTCTACAGTGTAAATCAATCTGGAAATAATATTAATGGATACACTAAGTGCGAAACAAGTGGAAGTGTTGATGGGAATAATACTTGGATAATAGATCAACAACCAATCAGCAGTTATGTGTCTTGGTCTAAAGTAGATGCTGCTAATTCTTTAGGTAAAATTAAATTTTCAATGCAAAATTCAGAACACTCTACAACTTTTGGAACTTGGTTGATTTGTGATGGTTCTACATTTAGCCCGACTCTTTACCCTAAATTGTACACTCTATTAGGAAGTACAAATTTACCTAATATTACAGGGAAAATAATAGCAATGTGCAGTACTGGTAATCCTGCGGGCACATCTGCAGGAGAAGAGTTGGTTAATTTCCCTTTACCTTATCATACACATGCAACTAACGACCCTAGTCATTCTCATGATTATAACGCTTCTAATTCAAGCGGTGGAGACTGGAATGGTTTACAAACAGCTAATTGGGCTAATGGTAATGAGATACATGGAGATGCTACAGGAACTTCCTCTACTGGTTATACTGGGATATCTTTAAATAATGCTGGAACAGTTAGTCCAAGTTTACCTGTTACACAACCTACTTTTTATGCTACAAATGCATTTATTTTTGCTAAATAAATAAGGAAATTTAAAAATGTCAGCACCTAACCTTTATTCATCAGATTATTCCTCTGTTACAAACTTAGGAAATTTAAGTTCTTATACAATTTCGATAGATGACAGCTTTTGTCTTTTGTATAACTCTAGTGTTACTTGCGATTATATTTTGCCAGATCCAAATACTGTAAATACAGGTTTTACTGTTTGCATTCTGAATCAAGTTGGAACTATCACGGATGGTGATAACACCATAAATCAAACCTCCAGTAATCCAAATAGATATTTTAAGTGTGAAAATAGTGGAATATCAGATAGCAACGAATGGATTGTAGACCAGCAATCACTTAGCACATATACAGCTTGGGCTACAGTTGGTAGTACAACTAACTTTGTTGGGGACTTTATGATTTCTATGCAAAATTCAGGAAGTTTAGAAAGTCCTACAGGTACTTGGTTAGCTTGTGATGGATCTACATTTGATACTATACTATATCCAAATTTATATACTCTATTAGGTTCAGATACTCTGCCTTTAATTGTAGACTCAACAATCGCAATGTCTAGTGTTACTAACGTAGCAGGAACTAATTCTGGAAGTGCCACAGTTCCTGCACCTTTACTTTATCATTCTCACGAAGTCACAGATCCAGGACATACTCACAGTTATACTGCAGCCAATGCTAGTGGTGCTGATTGGAACGGAGGCTACACTCCTTATTGGGATAATGGTAACTCAGTAAATGGGGATGCTACAGGAACTTTCAGCCCTAGTGGTACAGGAGTATCTGTACAATCAGCAGGAACTGTGGATGCAACAGTTTCCGTAGTTCAACCTACTTTTTATGCTAAAAATATTTATATCTTCGCAAACTAAATACTTAAGGATTTTGATATGACCACACCTACAGGAAATTACTACTGCACTTTAACTAATAGTGGAGCTAATCTTGTTTCTCAAGCAATTAGCAACACTACTCAAGTTTGGTATGCTTATGCAGAAATTCAAGAGACTTCAGCTGGTTCACAACCTACTTTAGTTGAACAATTTTATAATAATTATGTAACTTTAGGTAGTAACACACAACTTGATGCAACAGGATCAGTATACGGTATAGATAATTCTGAGATTACTGTTCTACCTTACACTGGTAACAATACTTCTGAGTTTATAATTACTGTACCTTCTTGGTTGCCTACAGATACCGCAGGAAATTCTTACAATTATAATTCTTTCTTCGTTTACGCTGGATTTCAAAAAACTGTAGAAACAGGTTTAACTTCTACCGGAGGAATTGTAAACTTAACAGGTTTAAGTTCACCTTACTCTATCTACGTTAATGCCACAGAATATGGAACTCAAAATGTTATAACTCTAACAACTCTAAGTTCTAATGCTTTGAATTCTGTAGATTATCCAATTAATCTTTATTATGTTGATGGTGGAGATTATATAGTAGCAGGTACTGTAGACGCTACTAATCCAAACGCGGTAATTATAACTTTAGATTATGATGCTATTCCAACAACTATTATAGGTACACCTTACGTAATTTATGCTACAAATCTATGCTTATTTGCTGTGGGTTGTAATAATACTGGTTATATAAAATTTCCTACTTATCAATCTAGTGCAGGTAATATTTTTAATATGCAGATTACTATACAATCAAGTAATTTAGCTCCAGACCAAGTAAGTTCTTTTACAGTAAATACTATTGCTAATTATGCTGCTTCTGCTGTACAAGTAGGTAGTGTTGCAGCTATTCAGTCCGTAGCAGGAATAACTGGATCTCAAGGAAGTACTCTAGCTAATAATTATATTACACAATCTGTAGACCCTCAAGGTAATAACGTTTCTGCCAAATTATTTTATTCTTCGACTGCCTTACCTGAAAATGGTGTTAATCTATGGAATTTTGATCGATATGACTTAATTGATAAACTTATATTTCCTGAAATTATATCCCATGATGAAACTAACACTTATATTCAAGTAGATACATTTACCTTCTTTAGAAATTTAAACTTTTCTCAATCAATAAACATAACATTAAATGGAAACGGTTCTGGAAATTTTATTTTACAAGTTCCAGGAGCTAATTTGTCTAGTCCTGGTCTAGCTACAGGTTGTAGATTTTTTTATGTTCCAGTAGAAACTATAACTAATTCAGTTACAACTTTAGTAGTTCAGGATCCAAATTTTTATGATCAAATAAGCCTAAGCACAGAAATTTATATTCATAACTTTAGCGAAAATAACAACCCTACAATAGTTACTGAAAATAGCAGAATAATTCCAGAAGATAATTTTTTCTTTGAAGGTTCAGAAATTGTAATTGGAATTTTTGAAAACACAGGAGAAGCTGGAAATTTTGATTTGAATTACACTATGTCTTTATTATCTGATAAAAGTATTTCTGACTCTGATAGAGGCATTCCTACTTTTTTAAATTTTACCGTGCAAGGTGTAATTACTAATATTTCACCTGCTTATCTAAATGTAGTAGATTTAGGTTCTAGCATTTCTAGTGATTGGTTGTCTTCTACAAATGTTACTGGTCTCAGTACAAATGTTTTCTTTAATGAGTATTTATCTTTTCAGTATTATTATAAACCAAATGATTACGGAGTTTTAACTTTAAAAACTTTGAAAGATTTTGGTGTAAAAACAGATAATCCTGTGATTACAGATTTCTGTATTAATTCTAGTTCTGAAAATTTATTAATATTTCAGAATTTAATAGGAAAATCTTTTACTAGAGTGAGTGCTATTCTACCTGATTTAGTTAATACCAGTGTAAACTTATTTCCAACTTTTTGTTCAGATTATAATACTACTAAAGCATTGGGCTCAATATCTTCTTATAGTGTTAGTACTGCTGATAATGGTTCACTTATTTATAATACTTACCCTACTTCTTGTACTTATTCATTACCAGCATACTCAAGTGTACCTCTTGGATTTACTGTTTGTATTACAAACTTAGTAGGAATAATTTCTGATGGAACACACTCAGTTACTATGACTGCAGGAACTTATAATAAGTACTTTAAGTGTGAAGCAGGACTTGATGGTTGGTATATTGAAAATCAGAATATTGTCAGTTATAGTCCTTGGGCTACAGAATCTTATGTGAATAGTTATGTCTCAGCTGCAGCTGCATTTACTTATGCTGGAGCATTTACTATTGTAGCTGGAAATTTAGAACAAGGTCAATATGTTGGTGCAGCTACAACAATGAGTCTATCTGCTTTAATTACACTTAATAAATATGCTGCAAGTTGTGACGTAAATGCATTTTGGTCTCAATTATACGGAGGAACAGGAGGGATTTCATTAAATGTTGTTACAACTTATGGACCTTCAATCTATACTGCTCCATCAGGTTCAGGGGGAGTTACTTATGCCCAATGTGGAGTTCCAGCGGGTATAAATTGGGCAGCAGTAGGTGGTTTTTCAGGGATACAAGGGGGGACTTTTTTAGCCCAAAATTATAATCAAATTGGTGGAAATAATTCAGTACAAGGCAGTGGAACTGTTACAGGATACAATGTAAGATTAAGTACTCTTAGTGTAAGAGATTTGGAAGAAATTGCAGCTCGTGTCAGAATGGAGGAAGCCTTACTTTCTAACCCTACAAGCTTTAATATTTATGGAGATTATTTCGGTGTTGAACTCAATACAGACTACTCTGATGATGAGCATTTTATAGTTTGGTTGCGCAATAATGGTAATTTTAATACTTATTCAGCTACACTTTCAGCTGGGATATTAAGCCCTCTAAGTGTTATTGTAGAAACTTTAGAACAAGCTAAGCAAGCAGCAAAAAATACTTTAAGTATTGCTTATTCTAATACACAAAATTCTGGATACAACTCTGATTCTTTAACTGCTTTAATTCCTGGATCATTTAATGATTTAACCAAATATATAGCTTTACAATCTTATTTAAATTCTAAATCATTAAGTTCTTATTCTAATTTTATGCTTTTTAATGGTTCCACAACTACAATAACTATTACTCAGTTAAACGAAGTAATAGCTGAAGTTGGTACTTGGGAAACAGAACTAAACATCCAGTATGAAGCATATTTAGCAGAAATTGATGCTTGCACCACAAATGAAGATTGCTCAGCTTTAATATTCAATTTTTCTCAAAATATAGTATAAATAATGAAAGGTATATAATGTCAACAACAAATTTAGTACAGAACTTCTTAGGAACTTGGGATTCTGAATTCCAATATGCTGTTCAAACAAATGACTCTGGTACAGAAGTTCTTTGTCCTACAGTAATTTACAATAATACAACTTATGTATGTAACTACAGTTATGATTCTAACACTAATTCTTACTTACAACCAACTTTAGGAGTTACTCCAAATTCTGACGAAGCTTGGACTGCTATAAGTTCTGGAGGTTCTGGTAGTGGAGCTACATCTCTTATAATAACATCACCAAATGAAACTGTATCACAAACAAGTCAATCATATAATGCAACTACGCAGACTCTTAGCCTTGGTTTACAAGCAAGTATCCCACAAAGCACGTTCTTTGCACAAACTGGAACTAGCCAAACTGTTGTTGCATTATTAGCTGCTCAAATACCCGCAATTACTGATAAAGTTGGTAATTTATATATTGTAACTAATACCTCAAATGATTATACTAAATTAACAAAAACTTTAACTGGTTCATTTCTGGGTTATGGTGGTTTTGCTAATTGTAGTAGTACAGATTTAGTAATACCTCCATTAGGTGTTGGAATATTTGCAACTTTATCTGTAGGTGCTGGTAATGCTAATACTTATCAAATTACAGGAGTTAGTAATAATTCTAATATTAACGGAATAAGTATTTTAGCAGGTGGAAATTTAGCATCAATATTTACTGATTTTAGCGTAGTAGACAAAGTTCAAAATATGTATCAAATTGTAAATACTAATTCTAATGCTATTACAATAAGTAGTAGTTTTACAAATTACGATTCATGGGCAAATTGTACTGCTACAACTATGCAAATACCTGGTAATGGTAGTGCTTTAATACTTACTTCAGTAGCAAATTCAAGCTATTCTATTGTACTTACAAGTGCAGGATTATCATTGCCAACTACTCCTAGTTTTACAACTGTGACAATTACTGAATCATCTAATGCTTTATCCATTGGTGCTGATTTATCACAAAGTATATTTAGTAGTAATGCAACTACCAATCGTACAGTTACATTACCAGATGCAAATACAGTTACAGTACAGCCAAGCACAGTTGCCGCAGGCGATTACGTTACAGGTATTAACACAAATGGTGCTATAACATCTGGAACATTACCTGTAATTCCAACTGTTAGTACTGCTTTGACTGTTACTAATAATTCGGCAGATACAGTTGTTGTTATTAATAACGGTTCAAAATATATACAAATTAATGACGCATTAGTTTTTGCTACTGTTAATGTTACATATCCAGATACAACGGGATTAACTGCTAATGCTGCCCTTTTATTAACAGAATTAGATTTTGCTGTTTTGGTAAATACTTTTACTATTTTCACAGCTGCGCCTACTGTTACATATATTGGAACAATATCAGCTACTAGTAATGTAATTTCAATTTATGATGAAACTACAGGCACAGCAGTTACTAATGAGCAACTGTCTGGACAAAATTTAGTAATTTCTCAAATCGAATATTTAACTGCATAATCTAGGTAGATATTATATTTAACTATAATCTAAAGAGACTTATTAGATGTTCTTTGTTTTTGTTTTAAAGAACATCTAAATCTTTTTGAATTATTTAATTTTATTTAAAAAGTGATTAGTATGTCAAAATTACAAAATACAAATATTGGTTCAACCGTACTAATAGAAGGAACTGACATTAATGCCTCTAATACTGGTATTAATAGTATTCTACAGAATTATAACTCTACATTTAACTCTTCAGAAACTTTAATTCTTACTTCTAATAGTAGACAACAATTAGTATTTACAGGTTCTGAAGATCAAAGTGTCCAATTGCCTAATGCTTTTGATCTCTATCAATACTATCAATTTGAAGTAATTAATAACTCAACTGGAAATGTTAATATTTACTATGATAGTACAGATTACAGTGGATATAAAATATTATCTGCTGCCACAGCTTACTTAACTTTAATTTCTACTCCTACTTTAGGTGATGGTACTTGGGATTTTACTAGTATAAGTACTCCAGGAGTAATATCTATTAATGGTAGCCATGGAGTAGTAACTAACTTTGGTACTACTTCTCTCTCTGATTTTAATTCTACTTCAGCTACTAATGCACAATTACCAGTTTTTAATTCTATTACAAATAAATACAATCCTGTTAATTTAACAGGAGGTTTCACTCTAAATAACTTAGGAGTTTCTACTTTATCTTTAGCTACTTCTACAACAAGAGGAGCTGTAATAGTCCCTACTTCGGCAACTTTAGCTAATAACTCAAACTTAAATATAGATTCTTCTGGAAATATTCAAGTCTCAATAGCTTCAGCTTCTACTTCTAGTTTGGGAGTTTCTAGAGGTGACAACGAATCTATCACAGATAATAACTCTGGAGTTATTAGTGTTAATAATTATTCTAAAGGTACTTTTACTCCTTCTGATGCTTCTTCTGAGTCATTAGCTTTAACTGTTATAAAAGCTATTTACGCAACTGAGTTAAATACAGTTAATTTTAATTTACAAGTTATGTATCCAAGTTTAGCAGGATCTAATAATGCTAGTATCAGACTAGGTATTCTTCCTAATTCTAACTCTAATGGAGCTATTAATAGTATTCTTGGATATACCGATTCAGGTATTAGTATCTTAGGCAAAATTTTACCTAATACAAATTCAATAATACTATGTGGAATGAACACAGAAAATATAACTAACGAACTCTTAGAAGGCTCTAATATTTTTCTAAGTGGAAGTTATTTAATTTAAAATTTTAAACAATAAGGATAATTTAATGTCTAATAAAGCTTATAATTTAGTACAAAATTTCTTGGGAAATTGGTCTTCTGATGAACTTTATGCTGTAAGAACAAATGACTCTGGTACAGAAGTACTATGTCCTACAGTAGTTTATAATGGAACAACTTATGTATGTAATTATACATACAATGAGGATACTAATTCATATCGTCAACCTACTCTGGGAATTACTCCTAATTTAGATAATGCTTGGAGTGTTATTGGAGGAACTGGTGGTTCTGGAGTAAGTGGTATACAATCTATATCTTCTACTACTAGTGGTACTATATCTGATTTAATAAATGAAAGTTCATACACAGATCAGAATGGTAACGGATATGCTATAAATAATACAAGTTCTTTCCCTATTACTTTAACAGCCACACAAATTTTTGGTTATGATGGTTTTACAGATTGTACTGGTACTAGTATAACTATCCCTCCAAGTGCCGTAGCTTTAGTATCTACTGTAGTCCCTAATACTTCTTATCAAATTAATTCTTTGAGTTCTTCTTTACAAAAAACTTATATCTTGACAACAACTACTAGTCAAACTATTGCTGGCTTATTGGCTTCTCAAAGTACAGCTATTACGGATGCTGTAGGTAACGTGTATGTAGTAAATAATTTAGGAACTCCAGCAATTAATTTGACTACTACTTCTACTGGAATATTTGATGGCTTCGGTGGTTTTACAAATTGTACTGAAAATAGTTTGCAAATACCTTTAGGTGGAGTTGCAATTTTTACAACTACCGCATTAGGAGCTGGTGATGCTAATGATTACCAAATAAATGCAGTTAGTAATTCTTCTGGTCTTACAGTTTTTTCAGATCTTTCAACAAATCAAGACATTTCAGATTTACTTGATACTGGAAATATTGTTGATCAATTAGGAAATATGTATCAATTTATTAATGTTAATACTAATCCAATCAACTTAACAGGATTATTTTTAGGGTATAGCGCATGGGCTAATTGTACTTCAACTAATATTACTGTACCAGGTAATGGTAGTGCGATTATAACCACTTTGACACCTAATACAACTTATTCTATACTTTTAAATAGTGGAGTTTTAACTTATCCTGATACCCCTACTTTTACATCTGTTCAAATAACAGATACTGAAAATTTCTTACAAGTTGGACCTACGGGTAATTCTATAACTTTAACACAATCTGCAACTTCAGACTGGATTTTAACATTATCAGATGGTAATTCAGTTACAGTGAAACCTATAGTAGCTACACCAGGTCAAGTGGTAGGCTCTATTGATTCTGCAGGTACACAATTGCTTACAACTCTGCCAGTTTTACCAAGTACTAGTACAGACTTTTCTCCCATTGATGCTTCTGGTTCATTTTTAACTCTGACTAATCAAGGAAGCATATATAATATAATTGGAAATATGGTATTTGTTAATATGAATTTTCTTTACCCAACGAACACTAATACATCTCCAGCATCTTTTGCTTTAGATGGTCTTCCTTATACTTATCGTGCTGAATCTTTTTTAATCTCTAGCTCAACTCCAGGCATAGCTTACCAAGGACAATTAGCCTTGGGAAGTAGAGTGATTACCATAGTAGATGCAGCCACAGGAGATCCAATTACAAATCAAGATTTGTCAGGAATTAATCTTTTAATTTCTCAATTAGTTTATGCCTCAGCTTAAATATTTAATAACTTTTTAATAACATAAGGAAATCATATGTCAACAACAAATTTAGTACAGAACTTCTTAGGAACTTGGGATTCTGAATTCCAATATGCAGTGAGAACAAGTGAAAACGGTACAGAAGTTCTTTGTCCTACTGTAATCTTTAATAACATAACTTATGTTTGTAATTATACATTCGATGAGGAAACTAATTCTTACTTACAACCAACTTTAGGAGTTACTCCAAATTCTGACGAAGCTTGGACTGCTATAAGTTCTGGAGGTTCTGGTAGTGGAGCTACTTCCATCAACTTAACTTCAACAAATGGAACTATTAATCAGGTAAGTCAAAGTTATAACGTTGGAACTCAAACTATTAATTTAGATATAGAAGCTACTGCTACACAACATATTATAAATACAGCATCTTCACAAACTATTACAGCACTATTAGCAGCACAAATACCCCCAATTACTGATGCAGCTGGTAATTTATATATAGTAAATAATACTTCTGGTAGTGCAGTAATTTTATCTAAAACTGGTTCAGGTAGTATTACTGGTTCTACTCCATACGCAAATTCAAGTGCTACACAAATTGCAATACCCGCTGGGGGTTGTGCTTTATTTTTTACTACTTCAGTAAATCAAGGAAATCAAAATACATACCAAATAGCTTTAGTGAGTTATTATTTTAATGTTGTTAATGGAGTTGCTGGTCTTGATTCGACAGGATTACTTTTAAATTCAGTATTACCTACAGGAATTGATGCAAGTAAAATTGCTGATGGTTCTGTAGGTAATACTGAATTTCAATATTTGTCAGGTGCTAGTTCTAATATTCAAGACCAAATTGATGGAATTACATTACCTAGTGTAAGTAATTCATTCAATGTAGCCGATGCTTCTGCTGCAGGTTTAACTTTCTCTTTTCAAAATTCTGTGTATAACACTATTGGAAGCATAGTTTTTGCAAATGTAAGTTTTACCTACCCTACAACTTCTGATTCAAATGCTGCTTCAGTTACACTATCAGGAGTACCTAATACATATAAGGCGATGTCTTTCTTAATACCTAGCTCTGCTGCTGGAGTTAATTATATAGTAAAAATAATAGGTGGAACTAACAGACTCACATTTTATAATGCAACAGATATAGGTGTTCAACTGACTAATTCAGATTTATCTGGAATTACCATCTATGTTAACCAACTTGTTTATGCTTCTGCATAATTTTATAAAGGAAAATAAAAATGGCTAATTTAATAGAATTAGGTACTTCTCTACCTACAGTAGTAGAGTTTAGTGATTTGAACACTGTATCTACAGCAGTAAATTTAAATTTACAAAATATAGATCTTATAGATACAGATAGCTCTGCTAATCCTTATATTTTAACAAATGAAAGTTTATTATTACAAAAATTTTCAGGATCTACTGCTATTGATGTACATCTTCCTAATGCTACTACACTTTTTGACAAATATACTTTCCAGTTCTATAATAACTCAAGCGCTGCAATAACAGTATATTTAAATGATGGTACTACTAGTTTTGTAGAGGTAGCTGCTGGAGTTACTCTATATATAGTATGTGTAGATGTAAGCACGAGTAATGGGGTTTTTAATACAGTTTCAATAGCTGGGAACTCAAGTGGTACTGTAACTACTGTGAGTGTAGTTAATTCTAATGGCTTTTCTGGTTCTGTAGAAAATGCTACTACTACTCCTGCTATTACTTTGTCTACGGATGTTACTGGGATTCTCTTAGGTAACTCTGTAACTGGAGCAATATCAGCAGCTACTGCTGCAGATTTTCCTGTACTTAATCAAGATACAACAGGTAATGCTTCAACTGCTACTAATCTTTCTGGTGGTTCAGCTCAAGAACTTTTAGTACAAACAGCTTCTAATACCACAAATTTTATTGCTAATGTTACTAATTCAGTTCTAGTTACGGATGGATCAACTCCAGGCAACATCTCTTTTAGTGGTACATTACCTACGGGAGTTATATCTGGCAGTACTTATGTTACTAGTCCTACTGGTGGAGCAGTTAACAGTACAGAATTAAATACTGCACTTGGAGATATTTATTCAGCGATAACTGGTTTAGAAGTAAAAAATCCATGTGCAGTAGTATTTACCTCTGCTACAGGTGGAACTTATGATGAAACTTCTGTTATTACAGGTACTACTGTAACTCAGTTAAATACTGATGGGTATATAGTACAAAACGGAGATAGAGTTTTGCTAACCTCTGAAACTTCAGGAGGTGCAAATGTAGCTAATGGTATCTACTTAGCATCAGGTGTTACAGCTACTGCATATACTCTAACAAGAACTTCAGACTTTGCTTTTGGTTCTTCAGAAACAGGATCAATTACCACTATAATTAATGGAACTACTTATGGTGGAACTGGTTGGATTTGTAATTCAGCTCCAGATGTAGGTACTGCTGCTACTGTTTTAACTAGATTCGCTATTACTAGCACTTACACAGGTACTGCTCCAATTCAAATTTCAGGCAGTAATGTTATCAGTGTAGATACTGCTACTACAGGTAATTTAGGTGTAGTTGAACCTGATGGTACTTCAATATCTATAGATTCTGGAACAATTAGTCTTAATAATTATGTTAAAAATGCAACTTTTGCTCCTGTAGATGGTTCTTCTGGTGAGTTAACATTTATTTCAACTCAAGGATTATACTCTCAAACTCCAAATCAAGTTACATTTTCATGCTCTATAACTTACCCTACAACAACGGATACTAGTTTAGCTCAAGTAGTTTTACCTTCCCCAATACCTTCGTATGATGCTGGAGGAATTATAGGTTCTACATATGCTATGGTTAGCGGTTTTGCTTCCACAGGAGGTTTAGGTTCAGGAGGTATCTCAATTGTAGCTGGGATTACTGATGAAACTAATGTAATATATCTTTGTGGGCAAAATTGTGTACAATTAACTAATGCCTCATTTAGTGGTTTAACTGTTTACTTATCTGGAACTTACCAGTATTAACATTTTTGAGGATTAATTTATGAGTTTAGTAAGCTATGAATCTAGTGTAATTTTAAAAAGTGATTCGGCTTCAGCTACAGATTCTGGAATAGTTAATACTTCTACGCAGTCTTTTGCAGGAGAAAAGACTTTCGAGGATCCTACTATTTTTGGAAATGCTGGAAGTAATACTTCTGGCATTATTGTAGCGGGTGCAAGTTATAATTCACAATCTAAAACTTCACAAATAGGAGAAGGAGATCAAGCCTTACAAATATATCTTAGAAATTCTACTGTTTCGCCATCAACTGTAATTTTTAGTAGGTCTAATAGTGACACTACAGTTGATGGAGCCGTTACAAATGGAATGTCTCTAGGAAATACTCTTTCTTTAGGTTATTGTAGTACCTACTACAATATTTTTAGTAATATAGTGTTTCAAGCCTCTAGTACAGGTACAATTTCAGACTCTAGTTCTCCAGGAGCTATACAGTTTCAAGTTGTACAAGATGGCTCTAATTCTTTACAAAATACTTTATTACTAGATCAGGATGGAAGTGTAACTTCACAATTAGGAGGTTTTGTTGGAGATGGTTCAGGTTTAACTAATTTGAAAATAATATCTTCAATACCAGAAACTAGTTCTCTAGTAGAAAGCTTAGGTACAACTAATATCGATTGGTCTATTAGTAATAGTTTTTCTTTCACTTTAGTAGATGATTTAAGCATATCTTTCAGTAATCAAAAATCTGGTCAGACTATAACTGTTAGATTAACAAATACTACGAGTAATCACTCCGTATCTTGGGAAACAGCAGGTATATTATGGTCAGGTGGTACTGCTCCTACTATGTCTACTGGAGCAGTGAGTGATTTATACTACTTTTTCTTCGATGGTTCAAATATATTTGGAACTTATTTTCAGAACCTTAGTTAATATGATTTTTGAAAAGACTTATTATTGATATAATAAGAAAAAATAATTAATATTTAAAAATTTAAAGGAAATTAATATTATGCAAAATTCTAATTTAGCTACTTACTACGCAGGTGCTTGGAATAGTGGAACTCAATACGGTATTGTTGATCAACAATTTGCTGCTGCTGGAGTTCAAGGTAATCCTGCATTAGGTCAATATCAATATGCTTCTGGAACTCCTAGTCTTGGTTCTACTACTATGAGTCCAGTTGGTCCTTTCACTCCAATGGTTACTAGTGGTACACCTTCTCATCTATGGGTTGGTCAGTATTTAACAGAAAATACAGTAACTGCACTAGGTGCTATTGCTGGTGGAACTGGTTATAACGATGGAGGTAGTGGTACATTCTTAAATGTAACATTATCTTTAAGTTCTGGTCCTGTTATGAATGTATACCCTACTGCTAATATAGTTGTTACTAACGGTGTAGTTACTGCAGTTACTCTAGTTACAGGTGGTGTAGGTAATGTTAATAACTCTAATACAGTACTTACGGCTACTGCTGCTCAACTAGGAAATAATGGTGGTAGTGGGTTTACTGTTACAGTTGCAATGCTAGAAGATTTAGGGATTTTAGTTTCTCCTACACTGGGAGTAGCTCCAGCCTCTGATACTACTGGTTTCTGGGTTCAAATGATTTAAGGATTTACACTTAAAAAGTTCTTATAAAGAATCCTATTAATAAGCCTCCTTAATTGGAGGCTTATTAATGTTTAAGTCCTAAAATATTTTTAAGAGATATAAAATGTTTTTAATAAATAAGGTAAAAAGTATAAGTGTAATAAAAAGTATTGGTTTTATTCTCTTTATCTATTACTTAATTCTTTTTATTATAACTCCCACAGTTTATAGTAGTGTAAAAGTAATTATTGCTAATGAAACAATAAACTTATGTTGTTTACTTTTTATTGTAGTAACTTTAAGTAAATCTCAAAATAAGTTTTTAACTAAATTTTGCTTTGGTAAAGGTGTGATTTTAAATATTATTTTTAGTTTCCTACTAGCTACGGATATAGAAATGAATACACACAATATGACATTTTTGGATTTTTTTACTTTAGTGTATCTAACTGTATACATTGCTATCTTAGGCAGAGATATCAAGAAAAATAAGATAAAAAGGGAAATTTATGATTAGTGAGGATATTCAGTACAAGATAGTAGATCCTAATAGCAGTTACTCAGTACTTATAACGCTTCTTCTAACAAAACCCAGCATTTTAGATTTAGCTACTAGGCTTTGTTTTCTTTCTTTCGCTTGGATATTAAATGCAATTCAAGAAAATTCTATAAAATCTAAATCTTTAAGCAGATTAAGGATATATATATCTATATCTCTTTTCTTATACTTTGGGTATGTAATATTCTATAGTTTTTTACCTTTTCAGGATTTCAAAGATTTATTTAATTTAATTTCTATTCTTTTCACAGCAATAGAAGGTTTTATGCTCTTTCTTAGATTAGAAATAATAACAGGATTAAAGTTTTCTTTTATACGAGGATTTTTACCCCCTGGTCTATCTAAACTTATACCTGAGGATTGGGATGGTAAAAGTATTTTGACCAAAGAAGAAAATAAAGAAATAAAGAAGAATAAATAATTTTTTATAGCAAAGACTTTATATTTTGAGGAAGTAAGATGAACAAATTTAAATTTTTACAAAAAGACTTTATAAGAGCTAAGTTATCTTTTTTAAATGCAAGATTAAAAGTTATAATCTATGAACAAAAATTTTGGAAATCTGTAATGGTATTTTATGGGTTATACGGAAAGTACATAGAAACAGAGTTACCTAAAGTAGGCTCTTTTATCATGGGAAGTGCTGCATTATTTTTTGCTTTGATTCATATTTTTGCAGAAGATACTAATACTAAGATAGGTAAGATAGCTCAAGCTATAGATGAAGCTCATTCAGGAGAATAAAAATGCTAAATTTAAAAATTTCTGAAAATGGTATCAAATTACTTGAGATTAGTGAAGGTATTAGGTATTCAGCATATAAAGATGGTAATGGTAACTGGACTACAGGTATTGGTCACTTAATAAGCCCTAATGAACAGTACTTAATAAATAAAAAATTAAGTAATGATGAAGTGAATGCTATTTTTCAAAAAGATATTCAATTTGTTGAAAACTGGATTAACAGTTACTGTATTTGGAAACCTCCTATAATCCAACAAGAATTTGATTCTCTTTGTGATTTCTTATTTCAGTATAATATAGACTTAGAAGATTATGCAAATACTAAAAAAATAATAATTTCAGGTAATAGAGATTTAATTTTAAAACAATTATTATGCTTTGTAAATGAAAAAAAGGGTAGCGGAGATAATTTATTATTATCTAGAAGGGAAAGAGAAATTTCTCTATTTAAAAATGGTTCTTGGTCTTGAATTTTTAAGGTTTTGAAATGCTATTATCTTTAATTTTAAAATATTATAAACAGTTATTAGTATCTGTTGTTTTAGTTATTTTTTCATTATACTTGCAAAATGTTTTACAAGAAAATAAAAGTCTAAAAAATGCTGTTAAACAGAATGAAATATTAATAAAAGAACAAAGTCATAAAATAAATTCTCTTACAACTCAAATATTAATAAATGATAATTTTGTCAGTAAGCTAAATGAAAGTCTGTCTGTAATAAGCTCCTCATATAACTTGTCTTTGCAGGATTTAAAAAATGAAAAAAATAAAAATAGGATTAATACTAGCAACACTATCACTAGTGAATGGTTGCGGTATGTTTCAGCAACCGTCAACCCAAACTACACTTCAATGCCCTTCACTGAATCCTCCTCAGGAATTAATGAAAAGACCAATACCCCTGATCCCGCTTCAATAGCAATCTGGTTAGATACTCAGCTTAAAAATTGCCAAGATAATTATGAACACCATACAGTTTTATTAGATTGGATTGAATCTACTGCAATAAACAATAAAATTAACGACTAAACAAAATCTATTAATTTTAAATCCTTTACTGCTAGATCATAAAGATCATGATTTTTACTTATAAATTTATCTTCTGTAGCTGTCATCATTAATTTATAGTACTTACCTAAGTAAATATAATAATACTCTTGAAAAACAGAACTACGTATAGAACTCTCATGCAGTTCAGAGTGATGAAAAACTACTAATATTATTTTTTTCAAGCCTAAATTTACTAAACGTTTTAAAGAAAAATGTTCGAGTTTAGTTAAGTCTACTTCTAAAAAGACACTATTTTGTATAGTATTATAATCTAGTATTTTAGTATAATTAAAAAGAAAACTTTTACTTTGTAATAAAGTACCGTTCATTGGTATTTCAGATAATCTACCTACTTTTTTCTTATCAAAAAAAGTATAAGTTTTAGATTCTTTAGGAATAGCTTCAAACTGTAAATTTTTTCTAATCTCTGATATACATTTTTTTAATTGTTTTTCGTCTTTAAAATCTCTATCTAAAGCTGAAACAAAAAGTAAATCATTTTCTGGTAGAAGTGGTATTTTATAAAAGATATCATCCATTAGGAATGCCTACAAAATCTATTAATTTACTATATAGAGTGTTTATCTCTAAATCCCTCAAGGTTTTAAAGGCTTTTTCTTTATCTACTTTAAAAGTTTCTTTAACAAAGTTTATATTCTCTTCAATACTTATAGTACTTATTAAATCCAAGCTTTTAAAATCTATAAGTTTTTTATTTCTTTCTATTAATTCTAAGTATTCCTCTGTAAGAAACTTTTCTTTCAATTTAGCATCAATACATTCATCTATTATTTGCCTAGCCAATTTAATACTAGTTTTTACTCCACACTTAGGAACTCCTGGTATTTTATCTGAACCATCCCCTAAAATAGATTTATAAAGTATAAAATTTTCTGATATTTTATTAGAATTACAATTATATTCTTGAATAAGAAAATCTTCATTTATTATTTTTTTAGTAATTGGATTATAAACCGAAACTCTTTTATCTACTAATTGATAAAAATCTTTATCCATAGAAACTATAATGATCTCATCATTTTTATAAACTTTAGTAGTTAAGAAAGATACAATATCATCACTTTCTACATTCTTACATAGATAAGAATTTAAACCTAGATTAGGTAAAATCTCTGTGTGTAAATATTTTCTTGAGATATCAAAAACTTCTTTGTTTTTCTCTTTTTGAGCAGCTTTAAAAGGATTTTCTGATTCTATGTCAGATTTATTCTTATAATCTGAAAATATTTGTTTTCTATAATAGGAGCTTCCAAAGTCCCAACAGAATTCAAAATTTTTAGTTTTAAAAATCTTAGAAAGCATTAACATGGAATTTAAAACTCCGAATATTCCTCCTGTAGGTGTTCCTTTAGAATTTTGTAATTCTAGTATGGATGGTATGCTAAGATTACGTATTAATAAGTTACTACCATCAATTATTACTCTTTTAATTTTTAGCTCCTTTAAGCATTTTTAAAATGATTCTACATAATTACATGATTTAGCAAGATAAGCCTGCTAAAACTCCTTTTTGTAGAATTAAAGTAGGTTCTTTAATCTATTATCTAATAAAGTTATTCTTTTCTTAGATGTTGAATTACGTACAGCCATGTCTACAGCTCTTTTCTGTCCAATTATAACACAAAGTTTTCTTGCACGTGTAACAGCGGTATATAACATATTTCTTTCTAAAAGCATATAATGTGAAGTTACCAAAGGTATAATAACTACATCAAAAGCAGCTCCTTGAGATTTATGGACTGTAATAGCATAAGCCAAAGATACTTCATGCATTTCAGTTTTTGAATACTTTACATTGTATCCATCATAATTTATAGTAATCTCATCAGAAATTATGTTAATTATGTACCCTATGTCCCCATTAAAGACATTTTTTCTATAATTATTTACATTCTGTATAACTTTATCTCCAACTTTAAATACACCGCTACCAGAAGTAATAAATTTTTTATTTTTTGAATTTAAATTTTCCTGAAGTGATTTATTAAAAGATTCTACACCTACTAAAGTTTTATGCATAGGTACAAGAAGTTGAATATCTGCTATTGGATTTTCTATTTCACAAATTTTAGGTATAGTTTCAGACATTAGCTTTACAGCAGTGTTGAATATGTCTTCAGGTTCTTCCATTTCTATAAATTGAAAATCATTTCCTGTAAAATCTCCTTCACTTAATATGCTTTTTCCTTTGTTTATTGAATGAGCATTTAAAATTATGTTGGAATTTTTAGCTTGTCTATGAATCTCTGTTAATCTTACTACAGGAAAAACTTCAGAATTAATTATATCTCCTAAAACGTAACCACAACCTACTGAAGGAAGTTGATCTATATCTCCTACCATTATGAAATTAGTGTCAGGAGTTACAGCATTTAATAACTGGCTCATTAAGTACAAGTCAACCATTGAGGCTTCATCTAGAATAACATAATCTGGATTTTCTAAAGGGTTATCTTCATTATATTTAGGTAAGATTGAATTTCCCCCGATTCCTATCAAGCGGTGAATAGTTGAGGCACTTTCTCCTGTAGTTTCAGTTATTCTTTTTGCTGCTCTTCCTGTAGGTGCGCATAAATAATAATTTTTCTTAGAAATTTTTAAAACTGAAATAATACAATGTAAAATACTACTTTTACCTGTACCAGGTCCTCCTGTAATAACAGTTACTTTATTTTTCAAAGCTGTTAAAATAGCTTCTTTTTGGTTTTCTGTAAGTTCTAGATTGCTTTCAGATTCAGCCATTTTAAGTATCTCTTCATCAGATTTTGGTATCTTTTCGAAAGCAGAGGATTGAAGAAGTTTCAATTTTTTTGCTATATTAACCTCTGAGTAATAAAGGTTTCTAGTGTAATAGTAATCTATTTCATTAACTTTATCTTTTATGATATTTCTGGACTTTATTTCTTTATCTAATACGCTTAAGAGAACTTCTTCAATCAAGCTTAATTTTAAAGCTTTCTTAACCATTTCAGGTAGAGTTATTGAACAGTGTCCCGCAGAAGAGTATTCTTCTATTATAAATTTTATACCTGCCTGTGTTCTTTCTTCTGAATCTACTTTCATTCCATTTTTTAATGCAATGCCATCTGCAGTTTTAAATCCTATACCATCAACATCTAAATATATCCTATAAGGATTTTTCTTAACTATTTCAATAGTATTGCTTTTATACTTTTCATAAATTTTTAAAGCTCTGCTTATGCCTAAACCAGAATCTTGTAAAAAAATTATTATTCTATTATATTCTCTAGAATCATTCCAAGCTTCTAATAAAGATTTAGCTTTTACCTCTCCTAAAACCTCAATTACTTTATCCTGATGGTTATCTAAAACATCTAAAGTTTTTTCTTTAAAATTTTTGATTAATAATTTAGCAGATGCTGGTCCTATTTTAGGAACAGTAGATAAATATTTCACTAATCCTTCTACCGTTTCTTTTACCACTAATTCTATATGAGAAGCTTCGAACTGTTTACCATATTTAGACATTCCAAATTTACCTGAAATTTTTACTTCTTCATTTACAGTAGGATTTAACCAAGTACCTACTACACTTATTTTCTCTTTTTTTATTTTAGTAGCAAAAATAGTGTATCCGTTAGAAGGACTATTAAATATTATTTTTTCTACTTTTACAATATAATTTTCTTTATTTTCAACTTCCATTTCCATTCCTTTCAAATTTTTTGAATTTTGTTTTTTATTTTTAGCATTTTGCTTATTAACTGAAAAATTTTTAAGATTACCTTCAGCGGTGAATATTGTCTGTACATTCTTAAAAAATTTATTTTTAGATTTTACAGACAATATCTTTATTTGAGATAGCATATCTTCTGTTATCTCAAGATTCTTATTATCTTTGTACCAACCAAACTTATTAGGTGTAAGTCCAAATATTTTAAATTCTTTATCTGTCAGAGCTTTAACATTTAAATTACCCATTCTAATATCAAGATATTGACTTAAATTCAATTATAACTCCTTAAAGAAGATATTATACTCAAATTTTAATGTCTTAAGTTATATTTTACAAGATTTATAAGATTATTATTAAGTTATTATTAAGTTATAAGATTATTATATTGGTAGCGAAACTGAGTAAGATTTCGCCTTAAGGAGATTAATAATTAAAAACTCCTTTTGGTGAAATCTACTGTCAGTTAAAGGAAGATTACCAGATAAACACTTTTTCAAATATTTATTTGGTAAGCTTCACTTCGTATCCTCTGGCTTCTTAAAAACTTTCGTTATTTAAGACTTCCATCCCCAGATTCACACCCACTTCTTCAATTGGCATTTAGATATACCGCCTTTGCTTAGTTTGTGGGATCCCATACCTTTTAGGCGTAGCCTATTGAACTCTCAATAGGTAATCCTGTCATTTTTACATTTGACAAGAAACTCCGCTGACAATAAAATCCATCTAAAAAGCTTCTCTTTACAGATACTGATTTGATGGACGAGTTACCATGCTTAAGATTGCACAACCTAGTAAGTTTAGGTAACTGGTATGGATTGATTTCTACTTCGTATGCCTTGCTTCTCTTGCATACTGAGAGTTTGTATTTTTCAGCCACATTTATAAAATGCCTTTACCTGATATAAACAATACAAACTGGTCTAAACCTACAAAATATTACCGATTTTGTAGTGACTTCCTTTTACAAAAAGCTCATAGTTCTACTACAAGGGTCGAGACAATTGCTACAAAAGATTCCCCTTGAGACCTAGGATAACAGGATTTTCTGATTAGTTATATACAGGCTCTGTACCTAATATAAGTTCCTAAACATACTGTTATTTTCTAAATTCAAATTTTGAATTAACGGTATTCTTAAATTTATCTTAAAATTGTAAGATTTTAAGGTAGATATTATACATCAATTAAAAATTTATTACTAATATTTTTATTTTATTTTTAAAGACTTTTATTTAGACTAAAGAATTTTTGAAAGCTTGTCATGGAAAAAATTAAGAAAGAGAAAAAAGTAAAGCCTAGATACAATAAGTATCATAATATTAAATCTACTGTAAATGGAGTGGAATTTTCCTCTAAAATGGAAGCAGCATATTATGAGTTTTTACTTAATATTTATAAACCAGAAGAAATAATATTACAACCAAAATTTCTTTTGCAAGAAGGTTTCAAGAAAAATGGAACTTTAATTAGAAAAATAGAGTATATAGGAGATTTCCAGATAAAAGGTTCAAAAATAGTTATAGATGTAAAAGGATTTTTAGTAGCTCCAGAATTTAAAATTAAATACAAACTTTTTCAAAATAAATACCCAGATTTGGATTTACAAGTTATTACTAAAGCTCCATCTAATCACTCTTTACAGTGGATACCTTTGGATGAAGCTAAGAAAATAGCTAAGGAAAAGAAAAAATTGAAGAATAGCAAATAAAATTTAACTAAAAAATATTTTAAAGAGGTATAATATTGAACTTAGTAATTTTAAAGAAATAGAATGAGCAAAATTATTGTACTAAACAGCCCACCTAATAGTGGGAAAGATACAGTAGCAGATTACATCTCTTCAAATTATGGTTTCAAGAAAATACAGTATAAGGATTTTTCAGTTAAACTAATGTTAGAGTTCTTTAAAGTAGAAGAGAATTTTTTCTATACAGAACTTTACACTAGAGAAAATAAAGAAAAGCCATCAGAATTCTTTAAAATTAAAGATAAATTTCTAAGTCCCAGAGAAGCTTTAATATATTTTTCTGAGGAGATAATTAAGAAAAATTTTGGTAAAGATTATTTTGGTAAGTTATTAGCTAAATCTTTAAAAAGGGATACAAACTATATAATACCAGATGCAGGTTTTAATTCTGAAATTACAGCCCTCTTGGAATTTTTTAGTGAAGACGAAATTTACATTCTTCAGATACATCGTCTAGATTGCGATTTTTCTAAAGATTCTAGAGATTATATTACATTGCCTAGAATTGAAAAGCAAACTTTACTGAATAATGGAAGTTTGAAAGAATTATTTAATAAGGTAGACTTATTATTTAAGTGACCAGACAGCCTCTCCTAGGAACTCGTTAGATCTCTTGGTAAAGCACAAAAGCTGGTCTTTTTAATTGTTTCAGTAGCTCAGATGGTTAGAGCGACGGACTGTTAATCCGTAGGTCGTAGGTTCAATTCCTACCTGAAACGCCAATATTTAATTTTTACAGCAAAGACTTTTTATACCTAATAAAAAGAAAATGTTTAAGATTAAATAGTATAAAGTAAAAATTATATCTTACTAAGAATTTTATCATATTTTGAAAAACTTTAGATCTCAAAATATATAACAAATAAATTAAAATTTTAAGCTTATTTAATAAGTAAAAAAATTTTCAAAATATGATAGAATTTTTTAATCCTGTACTTGGGAAAAATTTATACGCCATCATAGCTCAGTAGGTAGAGCAGCTCACTTGTAATGAGAAGGTCGAGTGTTCGATTCATTCTGATGGCACCAATGGGGGATTAGCTCAGTTGGTAGAGCGACTGTTTTGCAAGCAGTAGGTCAGTGGTTCGATTCCACTATCTTCCACCACCCCGCTATAGAAACTTAGCTCAATAGGAAGAGCAGATGCCTCCAAAGCATAAGGTTAGTGGTTCGATTCCATTAGTTTCTGCCAGATACTATTTTAATTTACTGGAAGCTTGGCAGAGCGGTTGAATGCAACAGTCTTGAAAACTGTCGAGGGTGCGAGCCCTCCGTGAGTTCGAATCTCACAGCTTCCGCCAAATACTGAAATTTTATATAAATAAGGAAATAATTAATGACCACAGCTACTACAGCATCTAATCCTAGTGTTTTTACTAGATTGCCTCCAGCTAATTGGAATCCTCAAGGTCAGCCTCAGGCTTTACCTTATAATACTTCTACAAGCTTGTACCCTACTTTAGATCATTTCTGGACTGAAAATAACTTAATGTTATTGCAACCTGATTCTAATCACGCAGAAGATACTTCAATTGTAACTGATGCTTACTTTATTCAGCCTGCAAGTCCTTCTAAGTTGATACCTAGTAACATTATGGTTACTGCTGATGATTTTGGTGGTGCTACAGCTACTATAGAGTGTAGCGCTGATGGAGTTTCAAATTTTTTCATGTTAAATGACAATTTAGGGAATCCTATGACTTTTACAGATAATGGTTTAATGACCTTACCTAATATAACTAATGTTTTCATTAGGGCAAATGTTACAGGAATAACAGGATCTACTTTAAATTTAAGTGTTTTGATTTGTTAAGTACAATGGGGAAGTAGTCCTTTAAAGAGTAGGGAGGGACTGTAAATCCCTTGTCAGTGACCCGCTAGGAGCGTTACCTAGATTCCCCACCAAAAATTTTTATGAAAGAGATGTTTATGATTAATTTGAATACCGATTTTACAAGTGCAAAAGGTAAATGGTTAGATATCCATAATTATTTACTTTCTTTGGAAATTTCCATTACGGAAAATGATTTAATTTTAATAGATAACTTACATGCCTTATTACAAGGAAAATCTTTAGTAACCAATACTACTGTTAATTCAGTAGATTCAGTAACTGCTGAAGTGCCTACAAACAATCAAACTGCTCCTGAGGTAGCAGTAGATTCTAGTACACCCTGTTAGTTTTCGTAAAAAGTATTTAAGTTGGTTGATTTAATTTTAACTTAAATATTTTTAATTTTATTTATTTATTTTTTGAAAGATTTTTATGAAATTAAAAGTAATTGGTGACAAAGTAATTTTAGAAAAAATAAAATTAGAAGAAAAAAATCCTTCTAGTATTCTCCTACTAGAATCCTCTGAAAAACCAGAACCTACAGCAAAAGTTGTAGGAGTGGGTAAAGGTAGAATTTTAGAAAATGGAGAATTAATAAAACCTACTGTTAAAGTAGGAGATATAGTTATTTATAATGGAGCGGGAACTCCTGTTACTTTTGAAGATAAGAAATACCTAATAATTGCAGAACAAGGAATTGTAGCAATTATTGAAGATTAATTTTCAGTACAATTGGTTGGTGGTGTAATGGTAGCACATAAGATTTTGATTCTTGTAGTGAAGGTTCGATCCCTTCCCGACCTGCCATTTTAAGGATTTATAAATGGAAAATATAAGTAAAAAAATTTTTAATAGAGAAACGGCGTAAATCCCCTAGCTTTAGCCACGGGGATATAAGCCGGATTTTAGCGTAGTTTGCACTCAACAGAAAAAACCAAAATATGTTGTATTATCTAGCAAAATTTGATATAATACAACATTATGAATAAAAAAGAGTACAAAACCAATAACAAAATAGTCTACATAAGCAAATACCATGTAATATGGTGTGTCAAATATAGGCGTCAATTATTGGTAGGTAAAATTGAGCAAAAACTAAAAGAAATAATCTACTCATTTGTTAGTGAAATAACTTCTTTTGAAATAATTGCGTTAGAAACTGACAAAGACCATGTGCATTTGCTTTGCAGTATTGACCCGCAATATGGAATCAATAAATTAGTGAAATTACTCAAAGGTAAAAGCTCATTTATATTGAGAAATGAATTTCCAGAACTAAGAACTAAATTACCTGCATTGTGGACGAATAGCTATTTTGTTGCAACCAACGGCGGTGCGCCAATAGCTACAATGAAAGCGTATGTTGAGAATCAACAAACAAGCCAAAGAGCGGAACAGCAACAAAAATGGATGGAGTTTGCAAAGTGAAAACGTTTCAATTCAGAATCAAAGATAGTACCACTAAAAAGAAGTTAGACAAAATCGCTTCGGCTGTAAACTTTGTATGGAACTTCTGCGTTGAACAACAAAAGTGGGGGCGTAGTCGTTCTCGTAAATTTCTATCTGCATATGATTTCCAAAAGTTGACCGCTGGAAGTAGTAAAGAATTAGGGTTGAACTCTGCCACTATTCAGATGATAGGTGCGCGGATGGTTGAATCATCTATACAACATAAGCGTATATGTCGTTTCCGTAGCTACAAGAGGAATTTAGGCTGGATACCGTTTCGTGGTGATTGTATAAAAATTGGTGAGGTAATCAAATTCAATGGTATTACTTTCAAGTTTTGGAATAGTCGGCAGATAATGGGTAATATAAAATCCGGTAGTTTCTCATGTGATGTATTAGGTAACTGGTATATCAATGTAACAACTGACTATGAAGCTGAATTGTATTGTGGCGATGGTGAGGTTGGCATTGACTTAGGTAGTAAAGAAATTGCTACATTGAGCAATGGTACTAAATACGATAACCCTAGATACTATCGTCAGCTTGAAACTAAATTAGGTAAAGCACAAAGAGCGGGTAAGAAAAAACAAGCTAAGAAAATCAGTAAAAAGATTAGTAATCAGCGTAAAGACTACCTGCACAAAATGACTACTGAAATTGCAAACAACAACAAGCTAATTGTTGTAGGTGATATTGGTAGTAAAAAATTAGCCAGAACCAAGATGGCAAAATCAACACATGACGCATCTTGGGGAATGATAAAAACACTACTGAGATATAAAGCTATTGAGCACGGTGGTGAATGTTTAGTTGTAAACGAGGCGAATACAACACGTGTCTGTCATGCCTGCGGGGTAATTAGCGATAATTCTCCTAAAGGTCTTTCAGGTTTAGGTATAAGAGAATGGCAATGCAACGATTGTGGCACTAACCACGATAGAGACGTGAACGCTAGTCGCAACATTCTCGCTATTGGGCGTAATAGTCTTGCGAATAAACAGTGTAATGCTGCATAGCAAGGAATCCCCTGCCTTTAGGCACGAGGGAGGACGTCAATTTACCTAGTGGAAAGAGTGGAACTCTTTCTGAATTGATTAATATGGAAAATTCTGGAGAGTCTTTAGACTGGAATGAAAAAGATAGTATTGATCTTAATAAAATACTTAGAAACCTTCACATTATTTCTGGATTAAAATAAATATACTTTCAAACTAAAGCAATGTTTTGCAGGAATATTGCTTTTCAACTAATCAAATCTATTCAAATGAAATCAAATAAAAATAAAATATACTTCTAAAGTTTTAATTTAATGTATAATATCGAAAGTTAATTATTAGTTAGATATAAATTTATTAAGGTATTAATTTTGTTAGAAAAGAATCTTTTAATTTTACTATTAAACCCTCATATAAGAGTTATAGTAAAACCTTATGTAAATCAAAAAATGGTCAGCAGTAGATTGTTTAAATTTGTTTTAAACTTTATTCTTCATGAAAGCTTCAATGATAAAGAAGTAAACAAAATACTACTTTTTAATTTTCTAGAATCTAAAAATTTACTTAGTAACGATCAAGATAGAAGAGTAGTTGAAGAAATTTTTTCTAGTTACAAGAGTGAAAAAGTTAATGATATACACTTAGCAATTAAACAAATAGAAGATTTTATTAAAAATAAAAAAATATCAGATGCTATTGATTTAGTAGTATCTAACGAAGCTAAAGATTATTCTTATTTAATAGAAGCAACTTCTTTTACTATCAGGACAGAAGAAACTTTGGATTTTTCCAATGAGGATGTACTTCTTAAAGTTTTAAATGAAGACAATTTCAATGGAACTTCCATAGTCAAATCAGCCTTTTCACTAATAAATGATTATAGTTTGTACAAAGGTTATAAACCTAGAGATTTAGTTATGGTAGCAGGTGAAACTGGTATAGGTAAAAGCTCTTTTCTAGCTTCAGAAGGTGCTCATTTTATAAACCAAGGTAAAAAAGTATATCACTTATCTTTAGGTGATTTATCTAGATTAGACGTTATTTTAAAATATATGTCTAATTGGTTGAATTTAGAAATGACTGTAGTCTTAAAAGATTTCTTAATGTATGGTAAACTTTTAAAAGAAAAATTAAAAAATTTATATGTAATTTTTTCACCTACGGATTCATTAAGTATTGAACAAGTTATATCTGAAGCTAAAATTTTAAAGAAAGATTTTAATTTTGATTGTATGATAATAGATTATGATCAAAATTTTCACATAGCTGATGATGGGAATATGTATAATTCTGGCGGTAGGATTTATAACCAGATTAAAAAGTTTAACGATGAAACTGATTCTATTTGTCTAATAGGATCTCAAGTAAAAACTAGTTTTTATGGTGAAGAAATTATACCTAAAATAGCAGCTGCGGAATCCTCTAAAAAACTTAATATCTTAGACTATATGATTACTTTAGGTAGAAACAAAGATTGTAAGAAAGTTGGAACAATAAATTTAGCCAAAGTTAGAAGAGGACAAGATAATATACAAATGAGATGCGCATTCAGGAATAAATTTGGAAGGATAGAAGAAATACCTCAAGAAAATTATGATTATTTAGTTAAAAATCCCGATGATTTTGACAGATTTTTCAGCATTTTAAAAGAAAAAAGTGATAATAAAGAAAAAAATATTTAAAGTAATTCATAAGGATAAGTAATGATATCAGAAAGTATTGAAATATTAATACAAAAAATTTCTAAAGAAATTCAGATTGAAAAAAATGTAGTTTCTAAAGTTATAAATTGCTACTTTAAAAATTTATGTCAGCAGCTTATAGAAAAAGAAGAAGCTAATTTTATATTGGGTT